GCTTATGAATATCAAAGAAGAAGTTGCAGAACAAAAGCTTCCTTGTCACTCTTATGATAACCTTGTTGACGGTGGCAATCATCTTGGCGCTATTTTAGGCGGATACGGAGAAGAGGGGGATGACCTTGCTTTAGGTGTTAGCCTTTTTACGTCTTCAGAAGGGGAAGAGATTAAAGGGAATATCTCAAGGGAATCACGTCTGTATAAAAGTTTCCTTGAACTTGGGTATTACAATAATCGTGATTACAAACTTCGTCGCATATTTAAGGATAAGGATGAGGATGAGAAAATCATCTCCAACGTCCGGATTCTGTTATTTGATGCCGTAGATTCTGGCATGAGTGTTGATGCGGTCATAGAAATAAAAGCATTATTTGATACCATGATGCAAGATGCCGCAAAAATGGGCATCGAACTGTATCTGATCATTTCTGCAAACGAATATGAGCTTGCAAGAGGTTCACAATGTTTTGATGTCAATACTGGCAAGTATTTAACGTTTGCGGACTATGAAGAATACAGAGATTTTATTATCAAAAGCCGGATGAAAAAAGAAGTTCGTAATAAGAAAGCTGCAGAACGTAACGAAAAACGTAGACAAAAAGAGATTGCTGCATTACAGAAACAATATGAAAAGAAGCTGGCAAAATATCAGAGCTTATTGAAAAAAGAGGCTGCTGGAGAAAAACTGCCTTATTACGAAAAATACGACGCCGAAAGAGATGTAAAAAGTATTATCCGTGACCTTAAAGATTATGGCGTCGAAATGCCGGAATTCAAAGTCGAGGATGGAAAGTTATGAAAATAATTATGGTGGTAGCACTAATTGTGTTTTTAGTTTTCGTTCTTGTATTTCTTTTTGCTGCTGTAAAAATTAACGGAAACGGAACAAATAAATTCGAAGAAGATATCGAACAGAAAAAGTATATCGATGATATGCAAAGTAAAAAGTAGGTACATTTTGCATCCGGAATATCTGACTGCTGCAAGAGTATATAATATGGTTGCAAAGTCAGCAGTCAAACAAACGGATGCGAAATAGGTTTCTTAGAGCAGTTGGAAACAGTTATTTGTATGCATAGTGTTTTGTACCAAAATAGAGTATAATTAACAGCATACAGACGAGGTTTCCGAAATGTGAACCTTATGAAATATAGAAGAATACAAAAAGAGGGGACACTAGTATGGATAACGCACGAGATGAAGTAAAAAGATTAATGCGTAAAATTGAAGTAAAAGATGCGAATGAAATGGATAATTCTGAGGAATGGAACAAAGTGTTTCAGATCATGTCAGAACATGGAGCAAGTCGAGAAGATGTGGATGCATACAGAGAACATTACAAACAGACAGCATTGTCCTTATTGAAAGAGCCATTGTCTGATATTCCAAGAGGTCGAATGATTCAGTTTTTAAACATATTTGAAAATGAACTTAACAAATACAAAGAATCTTTCCGACTATTCAGGAATCAAAAAGTAGATATTTCTGCACTTATGGAACAATATGATAAATTCAGTTCTGTGTTATCATACTTTTCTGACTTTTTAGTCGAAAACGGGGATCATGAGACTGACTACATTCCTGGATTAGATGAGACAGACGCTTACAAAAATAATAAGCCGATAGACATCGGTGAATCAGAATTAAGCGAACATTATGAAGCAGTAGAACATGCTTTTGCCTGTTATGAATGTTTAGCTGAATACGCTCGGAATGCTATTGAAAATACAGATTCAGCTTTGATGAACGCAGTGTCTTTCAATATGGACGTTTTAGATTTGTATATTAATGGAATTATGGAGTTTATTGAAAATGAAAATGCATCAGATATTTAAAATACCCGATGCATTTACGTGTTATAATGCCTTTAACAACTGAACTAGTTCTTCCGTTGTGATTGGAGCTTTCCCCAAGTTACGTTTTTCCATAAACTTGGTAAAACGAGAAGAACAAATACATTGAACTCCGTTATGTTCTGATAACTCTTTACGTGCTGTCTTTTTCAGCAGTCCAAATGTGTTTGTGTTGTGTCTCTTGCATTCGTTAATGTAGATCATTTGTTTCCTCCTTTCATATATCTAATCATTGTCTACATTTTTAAATATGTGCTGAATATGACAGTGCCTTCCAAACTTGTTATCATTGACTTTTCGGTTCCATATTTAGGTTAACAAATAATTTATACAAACAAGGAGGATTCGATATGAGAAATCATGAATATTGGGTAAAGAAAGACCAGAAGAAGGTAATAGCACGTCAGCACACGGATGAAATGGCCACGAACTATGCAGCCGAAATTACTGATTGCATCAACAGAACGAAGCTGTATGATTTTACAAATGTGGCTGCAACAAAAGGTGGACGAATACCAGTATGCGAAGTATTAGGACTTGATTCTGTCTCAGGCATTTTTGCAGCAAAAACAGGACAACTGTTAATGAGGCATATAGCAGAACAAAACATCACAAAATGCTGCGTATTAAATTTCGCAAGTTATAAGAATCCAGGTGGTATGTTCATCGAAGGATCAACAGCACAGGAAGAAAGTCTTTGTCATGAGAGCTACTTGTACAATGTACTTTCCAGTGATCGGTTGAAACCTGGATACGAATATAACAAGACGAGACTTAATCATGCTCTGTACGAAAATCATGCATTCTATACACCGGATGTTCGATTCTTTCATAATGGAGAGACAACCAGATGTGACGTTATAACATGTGCCGCACCAAATTATTCTGCAGCGCATCAATATCAGCACGTCACTCCAGAACAAAACAGTCGTGTCTTAAAAGACCGCATCAAGTTTGTTCTCGATGTTATGGCTTCAGAAAGTGTTGACTGTGCAATTCTCGGTGCCTATGGATGTGGCGTCTTTGGGCAGGATCCGACAGAAGTAGCTCAAATTTTCAGAAAGGAACTGACAAGTGGTGCTTACCTGTTTGAACACGCAGTTTTCGCAATCATTCCTAGTGATGTAAAAACATTGGATGCATTTAAACGCGTTTTCGAACAGCTGTAAAAACAAATAAGAGGAGCATTTGTTACATTACAAGTGCTCCGTTCTTATTTAAGAAGTAACGATCTCAAATAATATTATTAATCTCAAAAATAAACTCAAATTATGTTCTTGAAATTTAAGTTTCTTTTATTTTCACAACCACAATTTTAAAACAAAGTCAAATTGGCTGGTCTCTTTTCATTTCCGGTATTTTGTGTGCAGCCGTTTATTCCATATTTATAGTAACAAAATGAATGCACACGAAAAAAGGAGGAAACTAAGATGGTTAAAAGAATTGTGATTTATGAATGTTCAAAATGTGGAAAACGCTCTCAGAACAAAGAGGAAATCATGAGATGTGATGCGGCACATATGGGACTTACTGTCGATGAGAAGATGGAATACGAAAAATTAAGACAAGCTTGTGTAGATGCAGGTAGTTTGAATTCCAGGAGATCTAACGAAGAGACAAACAAAATATGGGATGATGCAATTTATGCATGTTTGGCATTCGAGCATGATCATCATATTGGTCAATTCCAATCTAAGTCCATTGAAAACAAATCTGATGATTGATCTATGAAACAAATATACCTGGTTCCAAGTTTGTACGAAAAAGAAAAAATGTCTACATGTATTGTAACTATGCTCGTATGAATCCACACGAAGAAAGATGTCTTGTTTGAAAAAAAGGAATGTAAACACAAAGAAAACATACCGTTTTGAAACGAGATTGAAAGAAAACAAATTAGAGACTGACAAATTGGTTGGTCTCTTTTTCGTTTCCTGTGTTTTTGTGTGCAGGTATCGAATTCCATATTTAAGGTAACAAAACAAATGCACACATTTAAGGAGGAAACGAAATGAAAGCAATAAATCACAAGAAACATAACCAGAAAGTATTATGTATGGTATCCGTATTATTTATTCTGATTTTTACGTTATCAGGATGTGCGAAATGTATCAGTACGGAAACAACCACGGTACAGGTAAAGATAACAGATGAATACCACAGATCAATGTATGTAATACCGGTTTACAACGGAAAAACAACAACATTGGTAACACATCCTGCAGAATACAGAATCACTGTTGAATATGATGGTATCGAATATGTTATTTCAGGACGTGACGTATACGATAAATATTCTGACAAAGTTGGAGAGTATACGAATGGAACGCTGGAAACGAAAACGTATGATAACGGAATTATAGATTACGATATCATTGAACTTGAATAAAGAAACAATACAAATAGGAAAAGAGGAGTCACTACGGCTACTCTTTTTTTTTTTTGTATTCATTCACATAGAAATAAAGAGTGGAAGCTGCCGCCTATGTGCATGCACTGCAACTATAGGTTGCAGAGGAAACTCCGTTCGTATACGAATTTGTAAAATATTTCTATATTCCTGACGAGTTTCCCCAAAAGTGATCCTTATTAGCATTAAAGAATTTGGAAATAACTCTTTGCGGTTCCAACTGAGACCGTAAAACTGCAGGACGAAAAGTCCTGTGAAACCTACCCTGTAGGGATGTCTTGAACGTTTCTGCAACGGAGAGACTACAACAGAAAGCTTTGAATACCATAAAAAAGACACCGGGAAACTTCAATGAAGATCCCGATTTCCCGGTATTTCAAACCTTAAGTGACGTCCTCCTGTACTGAAACCTGCCACCTACTCAAGATAATTGAACTACTAATGTTCAATTATAGGCGTGCAGATCAGTTAGATAAGGAGTAAATGTATTATGAATTCATTGTTAAACGTATGGATAAATGGTATGGCAGCTGTAATAGCAGACAAAGATTTGTTTATATTTGCAATCGTTATGGAAGTTATAGGAATCATATCGTGTCATGATTTATATGCTGGATGTGGAGTTGAAGATATACCTTTTATATTTATTTCGCTCGCAGTTGGTTTCTTATGGATAATTACATTTCTGTCGTTATTATTATAACTCGGAATTGTTAACCTAAGAAGATTTCACACATATTTAACACAAAACGAACTTTCATAAGACGAAAACAAAAAGGCAGTTTCATAAACATGGATCTGTCTTTTTGTTTACAAAAATGATAACCAAGCTCGAGTAGGTTATTGATGTCCGTCCCATATTTAAAGAAACAAGAATATGGAGGAAATAATTATGGTTTACACAACAGAACAGTTAAGAAATGCAACTTTGATGCAGTTAGTGGATTGGGGATTCAGTCATTACCAGATGGACGAGATTATAAAAGGATTACAATCTGGTGTGGATGTTTCAATCTATGCAGATCCGAAATGTAGCATAATCCAGATGAGTCTGATTCGTCATCGCTTGGAAGATGTATCAAAGAAAAGTCAGTACGATTTCTATCCAGCTCAGAAAGAGATCATCAGAAAAGGTGAAGAAGCCGGAGTTGATGTAACAATTTTTGCGGATCGGAAGTATAATGACGCGCAGATGCGAGTAATCGAAAATGGATTGGAAAAAGGTATAGATGTCTCAATTTATGCTGATCCGAAATATGACTATGACCAGATGGAAGAGATCAAAAAGGGACTGGAAACAGGACTAGATGTCTCAATTTATGCGGACCCTAAGTATAATTCACGACAGATGGGTGCAATTCGAACTGGACTCGAAGAAGGGTTCGATGTATCAATTTATGCCGACCTCGATTATAACGAATACCAAATGGATGCAATTCGCAAAGGGTTGAAAGCAGACCTAAATGTATCAGTTTATGCGGATCCGAAATATGATGCATTTCAGATGCGTGAAATTTGTCTTGGGTTGGAAGCAGGTCTTGACGTTTCTATTTATGCGGATCCGAAATATTCGGCAGACAAGATGGAGTTTATTCGTGAAGATTTGGAAAAACAGATGGAACAGAACGAATCAGATATCGAAAACGAAAACTATGATGAAGACTACGGCGACGATTTTGGCGACGACTTTGGGGATCTTTGATATCGTAGTGCCTGGTTCAAACCGCGAAGCTTTAGCTTCGCATAACCAGTCACTGTCAATCAAGTCCTCACACTCAGAAGCTTTAGCCTCTGGAGTCCTTGATTTGAAATACGAACAGAAGACACTAGGACTTAGTTTCTGGTGTCTTTTTTGCGTTTGCCTGAACAGATGTTATATATATAGGATACATCAGAAAACGCCAGACAGAATATGCCCGGCGTTTTATATTGTTTACGGTTGTGGCGTTAACCGTATGAATTAGTTAATTGATTGATACCGAATTATCAGATTTATATAAGTCTAACTGATAAGTCGCGTCTTTTCTGGTTAAATGATACCCTGTTTCTAACATATCGATAATTCGATCATCAGATGCATTAAGAAGACGCGCAGCTTTGATAGCTGATTTAATTTCGCTTTCATCTAACATTTCTTTTAATACTTCGCACATATAGGTTTGTCCTCCTTTTGTTTCTTTAAGATATGTCATACGTTTAGAAAGTTCTGGAAACTTTGTATTATGTATTCGCCTCTGTAAGAAACAAGACATTAGTTCTGCGATATCGCTTCCATCATCTATTTCAGTATTAACGAATACAAAATGCATCCCTGTATTAATAATATCTCCGGTTTCTCTGATTATACTATCAATATGGTAAATTGTTTTATTCCCCTTGAGAAAATCGAATTCTGATATATATACGACATATATATCTTTAATATCACTAAAATCAGTTCCTGTTTCTGAATCTTTAACAATAACACTCGCTGCATTAAAAACAGATCTGCGTACATGGTTATCGTTATCTGATCTTTGAACTTCGATACAACAAGTCGTTCCATCGCCTAATCGACACAAAGCATCAAGGATAACAGAACGTCCCCAGATATTTCGTACAACATTTTGAGGAATAACAGTCAGAACCACAAGATTTGAATCTTTCATGACTTTTTGAAGCATTTCTTGACATGTTCTGATATCTACTACGAGCTGTGCAAAAAGAACGTCATCAATCGGTCTGAGTAATGCGATCTTTTCCAGCATCTCTTTTGAAATTGTCATATGGTTTTCTCCATTCTTTTGTATATTAATCTATATAAACAGAGAAAAGTCCGCCACTGACTTATCCCTGTAATTTTTGTACATAAACAGGGATAAGCATTTAGCTCTCCTTTTATTCGTATGTATATATTATCCTAACATAAATATGTGTTATGTTGTTTCTCGCTAACAGTATTATATCACAACATATTGTGTCGCGCATTAGATTCTTGCAATGTTTCTTTGTTTCGTCTCGACACATATTTACAATAATACATACAGAAAGAGAGAATAGTTATGATTGGAAACATTTCAATAAAGATTTTCGACAGTCTACCTACAACGAATTTGCTTTTGATTTCAGATTCAGATTATGAGAGCAATCAGTTAGAAACGGAAGAAAATCATCAATATAGTATTGTTCCGAAAGAAACGTTTATAGAATTACAGAGATTTTCTGGAGAGTGGAAATATACAGATAATTCGTATTATATGGATGACAATAATGAATCGTATACAGAGACAAAGAAGATTTCCTGTGGCTTTTTCCAATACATGAACTCGAATTGGTATAACAAAACAGGTTCATTTATGAAATCGTTGATCATCAAATGCCGTTACGAAGAGTTAAAAGATGGCAACATAGCTGTACTGTTTACCCCATTTGTGGTTGTGAAATCAATTAGATACGAAAATGCAGTTAATATCTGCAGAAAACTATACGCAGATACTGAGATTGGGAAATGGTTAGAAAATACAACTGAACGTATATCATATGTGTTGCTTTTAAATTTAATCGAATGTTTTACGAATCTTTATACTTGGATTCTATTTGAATCGAAACTAAAAATATATTTCAATACATCAGAGATAAAACTGGATTTATTACAAAACAATTTGAATCCGGTGTTCTTAGATACGATTAAAATGATGTTCACATGGAAACAAATTAATTTTGAGTCACGAATCGAACAGGTAAACAAAATAGGAAATATTGCCACGTGGACACAAGAAAAGAATAACAATGTGAGTTTGAATACGATTGAAGAAGTTTATGAATTGCTGTATCAACAGGTAATTGAAATGAAACGAGAGAAGAATACGGATAATTTTGTAACGATAGAACAAATGGAAAACATGGTCTCTCAACAAAATCAGGAACTGTTGACAGGTTCTTTGTTACAAATGTTGGATCAAGATATATTAGAACAGAATACCATGTATCAAAACGGTATGATCTTACATGTTTTTCGTTGTGGAAACAACAGCGATATTGTATTACCGTTTTATAATCCGTATATAATGTATGCCGTATATCTGTTTTATTTGTTGAGATGTCAGTTGAATACGAACGAAGAGAAAACAAAAGAAGCGTATTTTTCTGGTATTCATGATGTTTTTAATACATTAAGAAAACTAGTAAAAGCAAATGATTCCATGAATATTTTGTTTACGAATGAAGCTTTAGACAAAAACGAAAGATACTTTTCAGACCAGAGAGCAGATTTGTATACATTAGTAGAGAATAAATCGTTTAGAGTGTACAAAGATAAACGTATCAAAATTGTTGAGAAATTAATCAAAAACGGAATTAACAATATCTCTGCGGTTGGAGCGGACATGGAATGAATACATAAGGTTTGTTTCCGTTTGATTTTGTTTCCGTTTATAATTAAAAAAAGCCAAAGAGATGACCATCGTGATTGTTTCTTTTCCTTTTTGTTTCCAATCATTTTGTATGCGAACATCTTATCACATATTTAGGATGACAAATTAAACGCATACGAAAAAGGAGGAAACAAAAATATGACACAAAATGAATTAAACACCATTATCGAGAGTCATCAGCATTATCTCAATAAGGACATCGATGGATGGGAATCCATGAGAGCAGATTTATCAGATAAGAATTTGAGCGGCTTGAATCTTAAAAATGCGAATCTTAGAGAGGCGAATTTTAGAAATGCGAATCTTAGCAATTCGAATCTTGGAGATGCGAATCTTAACAATGCGGATCTTACATATGCGGATCTTAGAAAGGCGGATCTTAGTAGAGCGGATCTTAGAGATGCAGATCTTAGCGAAGCAAATTTGTACAGAGCATTTTGTTTGCATACAAATTTGTGCAGAGTAGATCTTAGCAATGCGTACCTTAGAGATGCGGATTTGTACAGTGCGTTTTGTGGTAATACAAATCTGTACGGAGTGGATCTTAGAGGCGCGGATCTTAGAGAAGCGAATCTATTCAGAGCAGATCTCAGAAAGGCGGATCTTAGAGAGGCAAATCTTAGAAATGCATACCTGTCCGGAACCGATCTCAGTGAAAATGCTAAAATCGATTACCCGATTACATGCCCGGAAACTGGCTCATTCATTGGTTATAAGAAAGCAGGCTGTGAATATATTGTAAAGCTTCAGATCTGCAAAGACGCAAAACGATCATCTGCAACAGCAAAGAAATGTAGGTGTAGTAAAGCATTGGTTTTGGCGATCGAAAATATAGACGAGTCTGATAGCGGATTACAGGAAATAGCATCGGATTTTGATCATTGTTTTATTTATCGCGTTGGAGAAATTGCAGAAGTCCCTGATTTTGATAACGATCGATGGAATGAATGCGCACCTGGTATTCATTTCTTCATGGATCGACAGGATGCCGTTGAATATTAAAAAACACATCAAAGAGATAACCGTTGTGGTTGTCTCTTTTTGTTTCTGGTTTGTTTTGTATGCGATTACATCAGACCATATTTAGGGTAACAAATTAAAAACATACAAAAAAAAAGGAGGAAACGAAGTATGACACAGGAACAATTAAACGAGATTATCGAGAGTCATCAGCATTATCTCAATAAGGACATCGATGGATGGGAAAACATGAGAGCCGATTTATCATGTAAGAACCTAAGCGGCTTGGATCTTAAAAATGTGAATCTTAAATCGGTGAATCTATACAAAACGAATCTTAGAAACGCGAATCTTAGAAATGCAGATCTTAATTATACATATCTATATAAAACGGATCTTAGTTATGCAGATCTACGTCATGCAAATCTGAATGGTGCATTTTTTAGAGAAGCGAATCTTTTGGGAACAAAAATCGATTATCCGATTGCTTGCCCGGAAACAGGTTCGTTTATCGGATATAAGAAAGCATATTATGGATACATCGTAAAACTTCAGATCTGCGAAGACGCAAAACGATCATCTGCAACAACAAAGAAATGTAGGTGTAGTAAAGCTTTGGTCTTAGCAATCGAAAACATTGATGAATCTGATAGTGGATTACAGGGGATAGCATCGATATATGATCCATCGTTTATTTATCGCGTTGGTGAAATCGTAGAAGTATCTGACTTTGATGACAACAGATGGAGAGAATGCGCTCCTGGTATCCATTTCTTTATGGACAGACAGGATGCAGTTGAATATGAATTTTAAAATACATCAAAGAGATGACCATTATGGTTGTCTCTTTTTTTGTCCAGATAATAGAATTCCATGAGATTCAGTTCTTTATGATTGTTCAAACGGTAAATCCTTTTTCGTTTTAGTTTGCATCCATCCATACCATATTTAGGAATGTAAACAAATGCAATGATTCATGGAGCACAGGAAAAGAAGACGACAATGAAAGGACACCGAGTCACTAGCGACCTAATGAGGCGTGAATATCTGGGTGGACGGTCTGTGTAGAATATGAAACATGCGTTGTTACAATCATAAAATATCTTACCCAAAACGGAGGAAAACATTATGAAACTTATGGAAATCGTAAAACAGGCAGCAACAGCAGGTAGAGAGGTCGTTGGTATTGAAGTTACTATGAGTAATGATGACGCGTTATATCGTATTACTGAGTACGATGCTGAGTCAGGTGCTATCAAGGTCGCAAAGATCCTTGAGGACGGTACTACAGATTCCAACGAGATTGTATTAAGCGGCATTAACACAATGTTTGCACACTTTAAATACAATCCGAACCCGAAACCGACAGCAGACGCAACAATCGTAGACGGGGATTTGGTGATCGACAACGGACCAACAGTATCTCTTGGCAGCATTAAAGCTCAGAAGGTACTTGGTGCGGTTCCTGGATTGGTAATCCTTGGAGTTGGAGAGCCAAAAGATGAGGAACTTGAGGTTTATACCTTCAATGCTCAGTTTTCTGCCGATCCGGACTTCGTTGGAACATTCAAGGATGCCGGATTCACAGTCCCAGCCAACACAAAGGCGGTTGTTATCGATGACCGTACTTACTTTATCGAAACGGTGATCACACCAGTTGAGATCAAAGATAAGGATGGCAAGGTAACAGATGTCAAAGAGATCTGCACCAGCGATCTCATCCAGATCATGGCAACCGGTACTGGAGAAGATACAACCGTAAGAGGCGTATCATTCTTCGGAGATAACGGCGAGGTTATGGACTATGAGGATTTCTGCTACGAGGAAGATCTTGATGAGGATGACGATGATGCTGAAGATGCTTACAATGCATACCTCAAAGAGTTCGGCAACTCTGGTTCCGGATTTGCGGTTCCTATCGAAAGTGTCCGCATGGTAGAGCAGGCAGGTCGTAAAGATTTAGTTGTTGTAACCAAAGACACAATCGACGATGACGGATACCTTACAGATGAGGAACAGCCAACAATTCGCCTGTTCACAATGGACGGCAGAAAAGTTGGAACCTACCTTGTAAACTCCATGGATGCGAAAGTATACCTTGGTGGATCTACAAAGAGTGCTCCTTCTGTAACTGTATTCGACAAAGACCAGATCTTTGTAAGAGCAGACAAATACGGTATGAAGATCTTAAAAGATCCGAAGATCGTAGAGGCTCTGGAAGGTCACACCGTTTACTGCGGCAAGGAGTATGACGAAGAGACCAAAACTGCAACTTATTACTTCGGTGATGAGAAGCAGAACGTAGTCGGATTCTCATACAGAGAGACAGACAGAGGTCCTGTTATCAAGCTGGTAACTGAGATTTAGTCTGCAGCTAGTCCGTAAACAAACAATGAGAGTCAACCTTCGGGTTGGCTCTTTTTGTATGCGAACGTTCGATTCCATATTTAGGATAACAAAAACAAACGCATACGAAAAGGAGAAACCGAAATGAACAGATTATCAACTAACGAACTGAGACAGCTTATTAAGAAGTCAGGCATGACAACGGAGGAGTATTATAAGAAATTGTTTGCGTTACAGGAAGATATCGAATTTTTTAACCTGTATATGAAACGAAACAAAAAGAGCGAATACGGATTGGTTGTCAAAGTAAAAATAGGTGCCGGACGTGCTTTCGATGATATCTGGAAGAAACACGGATACGGAACAGACAAAGACAGTATCGAGCGTACATTTGCTGAAACTACTCTATTAAGTGTTATTTTCAAAGATATGTATGATGGTACTGACATCTATTCTGATGACGAGATCCGTAGTTTCAAATTTAGCTTTGAAATGTATGACGAGACAAATATGGAGGATTACATCTCAGACTTCACTGGATGCTCGCATGGATTGATGGACGTAGCAAAACAGCTCGAATTACTCGAGATAAAAGAGTGTTAACAAAAACAATGGGAGTCAACCTTTGATGGTTGGCTCTTTTTGTATGGTTTTCGAGACCTATAACATATTCATAAAACCCATATTTAGGATAACAAAAACAATTACACAATAAGAGGAGAAACGAGAGATCCTTTTATTGTATTAATTGTGAACAATATGATATAATAGGAGGTAGAAAACATGGATTTCGAAGACGATGTATTTGATGATGTGTTCGAGGACGATCGTTATGATAGTCAAGGCCCAGACAGAGATGAAAAGATGTTAATGGAACAACTTGAACACGAACAGTCACTAATATCTCGAAAATTAGAAACAAATGCTTTTTCAGTAGACAGAACGTTTGTAAATTCAATTGAGTATCATCGTTTGTTTGATAATCTCGAAATGTTACAGATTAGTAAGCCGGTACGAGAGGGATTGTATCGAGAAACTGGCAGATTGCTAGAATTTGTAGATGGTCAGGAGTCTGAAAGAATGATTGCGGTCAATGCAAGAACCGGTGATCTTGTTGTTGATAATATTACTAGACTTGGAAGTGGGACAATATCAGGAACTGGATTTAACGAAAAAGAGTATGCATTAGTTCAGAACTGTAAGGATGATGTTATAATCATACATAATCATTCGTTAAATGTTAGACCATCATTCAAGGATTTAACAACATTTTTAGATGAACCGAAAGTAAAGTTTTCAATAATTGCGTGTCATGATGGAGATATATACGTAGTGTCTGACGTAAGTCCCAAAATATTAGAAGAATACGAAAACTATTTTCAAGAAGTAAAAACGTATATCTCTGATGTGAAAACGGCACAATCATTAACTTTATCTCATATTTATCAAAAGAATGAGACGCTAACCGAAAAAGAAAAACTGATTAAATTCAAGCATTTGCGAAAGGAGTTATGACAATGAGCGAAAACAAGTATATGATCATGGATGAAACAATCAGACCGTTCGAACCGGGAGAACCTGGATACGAATTGCTTTTGAAATTGGAGCCTGTATTCGCAGAGATTGATAAGAAAATTCTTGCAAAAAAAGATTCAAAAGAAAGAAATCTGATTAAATCTGAAGAATCCAAGTAAAAGAGACAGAAAAGGAACCTATACACAGATTTGTGTACGGGTTCTTTTTTCTTTGCAAAGAAGTGTTAACAAAAACAAGAAGAGTCAACCTTTCACGGTTGGCTCTTTTTGTATGCGAACGTTCGGTTCCATATTTAGGATAACAAAAACAAACGCATACGAAAAAGGAGGAACTGAACATGAGTAATAATGTAATAAATAATGAACCTGTACACGGATACAAGGTGTTTAATCCAGACTGGACCTGTAGAGATTTTCAGTATGAGGTTGGAAAAACATTTGAAGAAAATGTTAAACCGAGTTGCTGTGGTAGAGGGTTTCATTTTTGCAAAGAAGCTATTGACTGTTTTAACTATTACGCTTTTAATCCAAAAAACAAAGTTGCAGAAGTAATTGCACTTGGAGAATTAGACACAGATGGGGATAAATCTTGCACAAACAAAATCCAGATTGTACGAGAGGTCCCTTGGATAGAAGTCTTGACAATCGTAAACATTGGAAAAGAAAACACAGGGATAGGCAATACCGGAAACTGTAATGCAGGAAACGAAAACACTGGAGATTGGAGTTCTGGATACTGGAATTCTGGAACAGGTAATGCTGGGGACGGCAACACTGGAGATTTCAATACAGGAAATTGGAACACCGGAAACGGTAACACTGGATACAAGAACACAGGAGATAGTAATATCGGAGACGAGAATACTGGAGATAGTAATATCGGAAACGAGAACACCGGAAAAAGGAATATCGGAGACAGTAATACCGGGGATTGGAACAAATCATCTTTTAATACCGGCTGTTTCAACACAAAAGAACAAACAATTATGTTGTTTAACAAACCATCGGATTGGACATTTCGTCGTTGGCTAGGATCATGGGCAAATTATTTGTTAAATCAGATGCCAAAGGATATTGTTGAATGGGTATATAAGAGTGCTATGACGGATGAAGAGAAACGTGAACATCCAACCTACGAAACAACAGGTGGTTATCTTAAAGTGCTTGATAATTCCGAAACCGCGCAGAAGTGGTGGGATAATCTTTCGGATGCAAATAAGGATACTATTAAGGCGATTCCGAACTTCGACCCTGAGATTTTCTACGAATGCACAGGAATCAAAGTAGAGTAACAGACAGAAAAGGAACCTATACACAGATTTGTGTACGGGTTCTTTTCTTTATGGAAAATGCTCTTTTTGTGTCCGTTAGTCATAGATCCCAGACTTTATAACCACAAATCCGTACCCGTTGCATTTCGGACACGGGCAGCAGGATCCCTTTTCTTGTTTCATGAATACTGTTTGTGGGATCGGCAGGTAGGAAATCTCATTACAGTCCGGACAATGTGCGACCTTTTCTTCGTAGGTCCCATATTTTCCGCAAACAAGAGTTACGTCATAAGTGAAGAGTTTTCTACAGTGTTTGCAAAAGAACGGGACCGAATTTACTTCAATTCGTGGGCGTTCCATTGTTTTGTACACAAGTGCGAGTTCATCGGTTCTGTTACCGTCTTCGATTGACTTCACAACTTTGTTTTCTTTCTGACTGTTGCCAGGTCGACCGTATATAGCATGAAATTCATACTCACAGTCTAAACATTTCGTATCATAATAGTTTCCCATACTTCAAATTCCTCCGTTGTATTCGTATTTGTTATCACTGACATACATCATTATAAGATATACTTATGGTTTTGTCTATTTTGAAGACAGATTGTTTTGTTTCCGGTTCTTTTTCGTTTCCTCTGTTTGTGTTTCGACCATATTTAGGCTGTTACTCGTAAACAATTTAGTTTTGAACACAAAGAAAGGAAACGAAATATTATGAAACGAAAAGCAGTGAGTTGTCTGCTTGTTCTGGCTGCGATCATGACGATGACACCTACGATTCCAACATTGGCAGCCGAAAACCCGGACAACACAACACAGGAAACGATAACGACAGGTACTCAGGGAGCAACTATCACATATGAACAGGATTCCGCTTTTACTGTAACCATTCCGAAGACGATTACTTTAGGACAGAATAAGAGTGCAACTTATGGCGTCAAAGTAAATGGTGACATTTCCGGGAATGAGACGGTTACTGTTACTCCTGATGCGACCCTGCAATTGACTGATTCGAATGGAAAGGCTGCGGTCACTGGAACTATTACACAGGATATTACAGAGTTTGCAGCCGATCAGGTGAATCTACCGGATGGTGGCAGCACGACAGGTAATATTGTAGCAAACGAACTTACGTCTGGTGATTGGTCAGGAAATTTTGAGTTTGCGATCGGAATCAATAAAGAATTAGTAGCAGGATTGTATGATGCAGATGGAAAAATGGTTTGTACTTGGGAAGAGAGTGGAATCGATGTAGGTAAAGACTATGCATTTAATAATTATAAAACTGATCCAGCGTCTGCGTATTCCGTACTACAGGCAAAACCGGAAGTAAAATCAATTGTAATGCCAGACAGCGTAACCAGTATTGGAAATTACGCATTTTATGGTTGTTCGTCATTAACAAACATTACGATACCGGATAGTATAACAAGTATTGGCAATAATACATTTTATAATTGTTCTTCGCTTACAGACGTTGCAGTACCAAACGGTGTAACAAGTATTGGAAGTTATGCATTTTACGGTTGTTCCAATTTAACCTCAATTGCCGTACCAGACGGTGTAATAAGTCTTGGAGACCATGCATTTTCTCGTTGTTCTGGTCTAACAGCAATCACAATTCCAAACAGTGTAACAAACATTAAAGACAGTGCATTTTCACGTTGTACTAGTTTAACATCAATTACAGTCTCAACCAGCGTAACAAGTATTGAATCAGGTGCATTTAGTGGTTGTATTAGTTTAGCCTCAATCACAATACCAGATAGAGCAACAAGCATTGGAAATGGGGCATTTAATGATTGTATAAGTTTAGCATCTGTAACCTATAAAGGACAGACATATACAAGCAAATCAACACTAACAACAGCATTTGGTAACAACGTAACATTGGGAACTAATCCGTTTAGTAACACAGCATTAACCGATTAGTCCGATACACCTCATACCAAGAAAAGTCACACAACAGAGAACAAAGTGTGGCTTTTCTTTATATCATTTTGTTTCCCATCTTTAGTATGCCCTTATTTCGTCCATATTTAGGATAACAAAACAACCCGCATACAAAAAAAAGGAGGAAACAAATTATGTTGATTACATTGACTGGAATTGTATTAATAGTTATTGGAATTATTATCATCTGGCTCTGTATTAAGGTTCCAAAATTCAAGAAAGTAGGCAAATACCTTGGAATTGTATTTCTGTCGGTTGGATTTGCATGGATGGCATTTGTATTCGAGGTCATTGGATTGCAGCGTATGAAAGAGGATTCGGAGATAGCAAACAATCAGAAAGAATACGTAATGTTGTGTGCGAATATTCGTTTGCTAGAATCGAATCCGGATGATGAAGCAAAGAATACAATCATCGAAAGTGTGAACAACTGGAACGAAAAAGTAGACAACGGAAGAAAGTATCTCAAAGATCCGTGGACCAGCTGGTTATGGAACAAGAATATAGTCGACTCAATGGAATACATTGAGATTCCGGAAGCCCTGATTAAATAACCGAAAACGAGAAGAGTTACTGACACGGTAGCTCTTTTTGTTTTGTTTTCGTTCATTCGTATGCACATCTTAGTTCCATATTTAGGATAACAAAACATATTACATACGAAAAGGAGGAAACGAAAATGTTATTTACATTATTAGGAATTATGTTTGTTGTTGTAGGATTTGTTGTCATCTGGATCGGAGTTATCCAAAATAAAACAGCGAAGAAAAACAAAATGGGTGCTTTGTGTGTAGGTAGCTTTGCTTTGGTAGTTGGAATCACATGGGTAATGACGATGGCTTTGATAATATTAGAAGCACATAGCTGTGCGGATTCTGATATTGCAAACAATAACAATGAATACGTATTATTATCTGCAAGTGTCTGTTTGTTAGAAACGAATCCGAACTATGAAGAAAAAGATGCAATCATTGAAAGCGTCAACAAATGGAACGAAAAAGTAGATAACGGGAGACGATATCTTAAAAGTCCGTGGACAAACTGGTTGTACAGCAAGAGAGTTATTGATGCGATGGAATACATTGAGATTCCGGAAAACATGATTAAATAATCGAAAAACGAGGAGAGTTGCCAATATGGTAGCTCTTTTTGTTTTGCTTTGTTTCCGTTCATTTATATGCACGTCTTAGTTCCATATTTAGGATAACAAAACAACCCGCATACGAAAAAGGAGGAAACAAATTATGTTAATGGTATTAATGGGAATCGTATTTATTGTTATCGGAATCGCTATCATTGCAATCAGCGTTATCCAAAAGAGGAAAACAAAGAAGAAGAATGCAGGTGTTTTCTTCGGTAGTCTGTTTTTAGTATTGGGTTTCATTTGGCTTACATTAATGTTTGAGTCGATCTGGAATCAGCATAATAGTGCGGATTCGGATATTGCAAACAATAATAAGGAATACGCATTGTTGTCTGCAAGTGTTTGTTTGCTGGAAGAGAATCCAGCTTATGAAGAGAAAGAAATAATCATTGAGTGCGTGAACGAATGGAACGAAAAAGTAGAAAACGCACAAAATGGACTCAAAAATCCGTGGACAAACTGGCTGTACAACAAGAGAGTTATTGAAGCGATGGAACACATTGAGATTCCGGAAAGTGTAACAAAATAACTGAAAACGAAGAGAGTTACCAACATGGTAGCTCTTTTTGTTTTGCTTTGTTTCCGTTCATTCGTATGCACGTCTTAGTCCCATATTTAGAATAACAAAAATATATTGCATACGAAAAAGGAGGAAACGAAATGAATATTATACCAATTAATCTTAATTTCCAATTTGATGAAGGGGATGAAACAACACCGATTATTATTGTTGCTACAGATGACGTTTATGTTCATATCTGTCAGGTTATGAACGAAATCATGGAAACTCATTCTGTTTTGTGTGAATCGGAAGACTATGGAAAGTTAGGACGTACACCAGAAACACTTATGAACTATTATTGTTCAAAAGTTAGACCTGGATGGAACTGGTATCCAATTGCATATACAGTGGATCTTAACTAACTAAAAACAAAGGGAGTTACCAATACGGTAGCTCTTTTTGTTTTGATTTGTTTTGTTTCCGTTCATTCGTATGCACATCTTAGTTCCATATTTAGAATAACAAAACATACTGCATACGAAAAAGGAGGAAACGAAATGAATTACTATTATCATTTGACACAGCCAGAATTTGTTAGCACGATCCAGAAAGAAGGATTGAAACCAATGCTTGGAAAACGGTCAAAATCAATCGGAGACAAAGAAGAAAGACTTTGTTTGTGTTCCGAAAGTAGTATTGATGCCTGGTCAATCATGCTTGGAACGAATACTGTGATCAAAATTGCGGTTCCAGACGAAGACAAAATGGAATTAGTCGACCAGGGAAATGTATCTGATGAATACAATTACGATGGTGTCATTCCGCCAGAGTACATTGTGGATATTTTTACAGTGAAGCCAAGTAAAATCATACTCAACAAACTTCGATATAACTATATGTGGGGATTATCTGAATTCTGTACTTATTGTGCCAGATATTATACAGAACTGGATAGCGAGAATACAGACGAAGAGTATCTTGATGCGCTTAAAGAAGCTATTCAAGTAACCGGAGAGTTATTAGTCCCTGTAATTCCAAAATTATGTTATCCGGACATGCCAAAAGAAGAACGAAAAGATATTCTAAAAATGATTGGAAATCAGGGAGCGTATTCATTCTGCGATGACTATGACGTTAATATTGAAGAGGGAATCCCAGTCAAAAAGCTATATCAGATGCTGATACTGTATCCAGAAGACGACCTTACCGAGATCCGTCAGACGATTAACAGACTGATCAAAGATAATTTCAAATATTGTCTGAGAATTAATACGGGCGGATTTACAGGCTAAAAAGAGAAACAAAGAGAGTTACCGACGTGGTAGCTCTTTTGTTTTGTATGCGAACTATGAATCCCATATTTAGGATAACAAATAATACACGAAAAGGAGGAAATACAATGTTATTAACAATCATCAAAATATCAGATATGATTTTTTCGGTTTCGGGAATTGTATATCTTTTAACAGTCGCAATAGAAAGGAAAGACGGAATTGTGGAAGACGAAATAATATCACGAATATCATCAATTTCTGCAGTTTATAGTCTTATGTTTGGGGCTCTAACATTAATATGTTGCCTTGTATATCTAATATTGTACTAAAAGCAAATTGAGTCTGCCTATTGGTAGGCTCTTTTGTTTTGTATGCGAATCATGAATCCCATATTTAGGATAACAAAACAAAACGCATACATACAAGGAGGAAAGTATTATGACAAGAGACGAATTCTTAAACATGGATTGGAGCGACTCACAGATTGGATACGATATGCAGGTTGTATTGCCGGATAGTGATAGCAGAACGATCGCTTATCTGACATTATCAAAGAAATATCCGAACTCATTATGTTTGGTTACCGACAGTAAGGAATTCCCAATAATGAATTCAGGATGTGGCATAAGCAAAAATCCAACACCATATGATGTGATCTTCAAACTGAAAGAGGATACAAAGATCAAAAAAGTTATTGCCATTGTTGATAACAAAGTTTATGATCTCGATCCGGGATACGTTAAAATGAATCATTACGATAGCATACTTCGCTTTGAAAGAGCTAGAAACTTGATTTATTTATAACTGATTCAAACGTACGAAAAGAACAGAATCCATACATGCACAGACATGTGTGGGTTCTTTTTCTTTTTTATATGAAAATGACGCATACCATATTTAGAGTAACCAATAAAATCACACACACATTCAAAGGAGGAATTGAATTATGATTATCTTTTTAATTTTTGTTGTACTTTTAGTTTCTGGAATTTTGCTATATAAATTCGGAGATGATGAGATCACAGCTGTCGCTGTTTTCGAAATATTGTCGCTCTTTGTCGGATCTTTGGGGTTTCTCATCACAGGATGTATAATCCTGTGTTCCCACGTTGAGGCGACCAAACAGATCTCAAAGAATCAGTTTGAATACGAGGCAATTATTGCCGAGGTTCAGGCTGTTAACTCAGATAACGAGGACGTATCAAAAGTCTTAGTTATCAAAGACGTGAACGAATGGAACAAAGAGGTTTATCGTCAGAAATACTTGGCATCTAGTCCATGGACTTCATGGTGTTATAGCCAGAAGGTAGTGGGCAAAATGGAGTACATCGAAGTTCCGGAATGGAACGTTCCGACTCCAGACAGCAACAAATAAAAAAACGAATTGAGTCTGCCATATTGGTGGGCTCTTTTTGTGTGTTTTCTGACGAGGTTTTCGAAATGTGAGCCTTATGTATATTGTAAACATATGCAAAAGGAGAAAAAAAATATGTTGTTAATATTATTTTGTATTAGCTGTTTAGTAATTGTTTTACTAAGTCCATATGATAGTAATAAAAATGATTGTGTTTTTATAGTTGCAGGAACAACTGTTTTCTTTGTTCTTATCATTTTAAGTAATTATATTGGGGTGAACCAGCAGATTAAACAAAATCGTATCAAAAATGAAGCGATTATTACGGAGGCGCAAGCTGTTGGTACGGACAACGAAGACATGTCTAAGGCACAGGTTATTAAAATTACAAAGAAATGGAACGAAGATGTCTTAAGTAAAAAACATCTAGCTTCAGATCCATGGACAAATTGGTTTTATAACGAAAAAGTAGTTAATGCTATGGACTATATCGAAATTCCGGAATGGGATATTGAAAGTCCAGATGGTGGCGAAAACGAATAATAAAAAACGAAGATATTGGTGGGCTCTTTTTGTGTGTTTTCTGACGAGGTTTTCGAAATGTGAGCCTTATATATTATAAACATATATTCAAGGAGGACAAAAGATATGTTATTAGCATTAATATTTACTGCATGTTTGGCTATTGGAATTTTACTCAGACTTATTTTGGTTGAGTATAAAAATGATGATTGTACTTTTTTCGCTCAGGTTGTTTTTATGCTAGTTGGTGTTGTCGGATTACTTTGTGTCGGAGTATTTATTCTATGTTCGCATATTGGAGTAAATCAGCAGATTGCTCATAACAGAATTGAATATGAAGCAATTGTTGCTGAGATAAAGGCAGCCAACACAAACAACGAAGATGTATCCAAAGTACAGGTTATCAAAGATGTGAAAGAATGGAATCAAGATGTTCATAGTAGTAAATACTGGGCATCAAGTCCATGGACAAACTGGTACTATAGCCAGAAAGTTGTAAACGCTATGAAATATATTGAAATTCCGGAATGGGATATTGAAAGTCCAGATGGTGGCGAAAACGAATAGTGAAAAAAAAACGAAGAGAGTCGGCCATATTCGCGGGCTCTTTGTGTGTGTTTTCTGACGAGGTTTTCGAAAAGTGAGCTTTATTATAAACAAAAGAAACCATATTTAAGAAAGCAATATATATATAAATAAAAGGAGGGTATTAATATGTTATTTTTGTGTTTGGTTGTTGTTATAAGTTTTATTATTCGTACTATAAATCGTTATACGAAAAACAATTATACTATTAAATATTGGAGTACAATGTTTTTGCTTGCTGGATTAATTTTGATTTTGATACAATATATCAGCAAGTAAAGCCGTAGAGTTCGCAAATGAATCAGAATATGAGAAATGAAAGATGCAACCGTCAATCGTGTGACAGAATGGAATAAGTATGTAGAAAACGAAAAATATTATGCTACAAGCTTATGAACAAATTGGTTCTATGATAAAGATATTATAAACCAATTGCAGTACATTTAGTCACCCGATAGCGGCTCCAGATAGCAGCGAAAACGAATAACAGGAAACAAAGAGAGTCAGAACAATCGGGCTCTTTTTTCTGTATGTTTCCTATGACGAGGTTTTCTGAGACAGATATGAATTTTGTATTTCAAGTATTCCTATATACTTAATTCAATATACAACTACTAGAACCCATATTTAGGATAACAAAAATTATGATATTAAAAAGGAGAAAACAAAGTATGAAACAGGAACAATTAAATAAGATGATTAAATGCCATCAACATTATCTCGATGAGGATATTGACGAATGGGAGGAAACGCAAGCAGATTTATCAGATTATGATCTAAGTGGTTTGGATTTGTCACATAAAGATTTACGATATGCTAATTTGAACGATGCAAAATTTTATCATGCAGATCTTAGAGAAGCAAATCTTAGGCATACAGATTTTAGAGGAGCAGATCTTAGGTATGCAGATCTTAGAGGAGCAGATCTTAGGTATGCAGATCTTAGTGGAGCAGATCTTAGGTATGCAGATCTTAGTGGAGCAGATTTTAGGAATGCAAATCTTTTTGGAGCAAAAATTAATTGTCCGATTGATTGTCCAGAAACATGATACGTCGGATCTTTATTTCCAAATGGTAGCGAAAACGAATAATAAAAAACGAAGAGAGTCAGAATAATCTGGCTCTTTTTGTGTGTTTTCTATGACGAGGTTTTCAAGAAGTGAGCCTATTAATTATAGTTAACAAAGTCATAGAAAAAGGAGGGATCGGACATGGCAGTAATTCTGCTCTTAGGAGTTATGTTTTCAGGGTTGATTTTGTTCATAAGCACAATTGCATACCTTTATGATTTTGATCTGTCTGGTCATGAATCTGAATTTCAGGATCTGTTGGAGTTGTTTGTAGAGCTAGGATCCATAATCATTGTATGCGGTGTCTTTTTCTAAACGCGAAGCTTGTATTCCAAGTCTTCCTATATGCTTAGCTTAACATACAACTGTTTAAATCCATATTTAGGATAACAAAAATCATGATATTAAAAAGGAGGAAACGAAGTATGACACAGGAACAATTAAACAAGATCGTCGAAAATCATCAGCATTATCTTAATAAGGATGTTGACGGATGGGAAAACATGAAAGCCGATTTATCGCATCAGGATCTAATGGATTTGGATTTATCACGTAAAGATTTAAGAAATGCGATTTTTTATAACACGAATCTTTGTAGAGCGAATCTTTATAACACGAATCTTTGTAGAGCGAATCTTAGAAATACAGATCTTAGAGGTGCTAGTCTGTGCGAAGCGAATCTTGAAAATACAGATTTTAGTTATGCAAATTTGAACGATGCAGCATTTTATTATGCAGATCTTAGCGAAGTAAATTTTAGGCATACAGACCTTAGCGGAGCAGATTTTTATCATGCAGATCTTAGAGGGGTAGATCTTAGTTATACAAATTTGTACGGAGCAGATCTTAGATTTGCAAACCTTAGAGATACAAAAATCAATCACCCGATTGCATGCCCGGAAACTGGCTCATTCATTGGTTATAAGAAAGCATTCTACAAAAAGATCGTAAAACTTCAGATTTGCGAAGATGCGAAGAGGTCATCGGCAACAACAAAGAAATGCAGATGTAGTAAAGCATTGGTCTTGGCGATCGAGAATATCGATGGATCTGACAGTGGATTACAAGAAATAAAGTCGTATTTTGATTTTAGTTTTATTTATCGCGTTGGAAAAATCGTAGAAGTATCTGATTTTGATGATAATCGATGGAATGAATGCGCTCCTGGAATTCATTTCTTCATGGATCGACAGGATGCGGTCGATTATGAATTTTAAAAACACATCAAAGAGATAACCGTTGTGGTTGTCTCTTTTTTTTGTTTCCGGTTATTTTGCATGCAATCATCTTATCACATATTTAGGATAACAAACAATAAAGCACATAATAGAGGAGGAAACAAATATGTCAGAAACAAAAAGAACATGTCCATTCGGAACAGTAGGAGATCAGAATCAGAAAGCGATTCTTTACCAAATCCTGCAAAATGGATTCAGAGACGAAAATCCGAGACCACATTATGAAGATATGTATCATAATGCGCATCTTTCTGATGATTGCAAATATGTGATCACAGAAGACGGAAACAAGATCGAAATTGAAGAAGGAACTGCATTTACAAACGGCTCAGATGTAACCGTTTATGTCCCGGCTCATACGTTATCCATTAACCATGTTGTTACCAGATACGACTTAGCAAAAGGTGAGTGCCCGATTTTGACTTTGAGACCGATCGCGTGGAAATCAGCAGTCAAAGAAATCTTATGGATTTACCAGATGCAGAGCAACAAACTGTCAGATCTTCATGATCTTGGTATCAAATATTGGGACCAATGGGATGTTGGCGACGGAACAATCGGCTGCAGATATGGAGCAACCGTAAAAAGACATAACTTAATCAATAAGTTACTGGATGGATTAACAGCCGATCCATTTGGTCGCCGTCATATCATGTGTATGTGGCAGGAAGACGATTTTTCAGACGAAACAGGAGGAACAACCAAAGGATTGAATCCATGTTGTTATGAAACGATCTGGAATGTAAGAAGAGGAATCGACGGTAAATTGTATCTGGATATGCTCATGAATCAGCGGTCCAGTGACTTTATCGTATCCGCCTCAATCAATGAGATGCAGTATGTTGCGCTTCAGTTGATGGTTGCAAAACATTGTGGATACGAACCTGGCGTATTCACACATGTAAGTGAAAACGTTCAGATTTATGAAAGACATTTGAGTCAGGCAAAAGAAATCGTTTTTAATCGAAATACAATTGATTGTGATCCAAGATTTGTTCTGGATACAGAGAAAACAAATTTTTTCGATTTCACGATTGATGATTTTAAACTGATCGGATATCCAAGAGAAGAAATTGCAAAGAAGAATCCACAGATGAAATTCGATCTTGGAATCTAAAACAGAAACAAACAGAAGGACTCGCATTATGCGGGTCTTTTTGTTTCCGAAAATTTTGTATGCGATCAACTCATACCATATTTAAAGATAACAAATTAAAAGCATACGAGGAGGAAACAAAAAAAATGAGTAATAAAACGAACACACCTGTACATGGATATAAGGTATTCAGACCTGATTGGACCTGTAACCCGACAGGAAAGAACTGTAAACAGTACACTTGCCCCGGAAAATTTGAGGAAAAAGGGGAGCTTAATGTTTGCTGTCACGGTATGCACTTCTGTCAGACTGCTGCTGACTGCTTCAATTATTACAATTTTGACAGCAACAACAAAGTTGCAGAAGTTATTGCCTATGGTGAGGTAAAAACAGACGGTGACAAGTCATGCACGGACAAGCTTGAAATCGTACGTGAAATTCCATGGGATGAAGTATTGCGGATCGTCAATATTGGAAAGAATTGCACCGGGATCAACAACACCGGGAACAGGAACACAGGGCACTACAACACCGGTGACCGCAACACCAGGTACTGCAACACCGGGGACAAGAACACCGGGGACAGGAACGCTGGGAATTGTAACGCAGGAGACAGGAACACCGGGAACAGGAACACCGGAAGCTACAATACCGGAAACTACAACACAGGGGATTGGAATACCGGGTATTGGAACACCGGGAACAACAACACCGGGTACAAGAATACAGGAAATCAAAACACTGGGGATAGGAATACTGGGAATAGGAATACCGGGGATTGGAACAAGTCATCTTTTAATACTGGCTGTTTCAATACAAAAGAACAGAAGATATTGCTGTTCAATAAACCGTCAGATATGACCTATCGTGACTGGTGTGAATCTGATGCACGGTGGTTATTAAAGCAGATACCAAAGGATGTTGTTGAATGGATTTGGTCCGACAATATGACTGATGAAGAAAAGGAACAGCATCCGGAATACAAGACAACACGCGGTTACCTGAAAGTGCTTGACGAGTCTGAATGTGGTCAGTTGTGGTGGAATAATCTCGAAACAAAAGACAAAGACATCATCAAGGCGATTCCAAACTTTGATCCAGATATTTTTTACGAATGTACTGGAATCAGAGTCGACTAACGAAAAACAGAGGCTGACCAATTGGTTGGTCTCTCTTTTCGTTTCCAAAGTATTTGTGTGCAAGTACTTAATACCATATTTAGGATAACAAATAAATTTAGCACACAAAAAGGAGGAAACGAAAAATGAGTAATAATGTAACAAATCACGAACCAGTACATGGATTTAAAGTATTTAATCCAGACTGGACTTGCCGAAATTTTCAGTATGAGGTAGGAAAAACATTTGAGGAAGATGTTAACCCAAGTTGCTGTGACCGAGGATTTCACTTTTGCGAAAAGGCTGCCGACTGCTTCAATTATTACAAATTTGACAGCAACAACAAAGTTGCTGAAGTCATTGCTTATGGTGAGGTAAGAACAGACGGCGACAAGTCCTGCACAAATAAAATCTATATTGTAAGAGAGATCCCTTGGATGGAACTCTTAACAATCGTAAATACTGGAAAAGATAATACAGGATTAGGAAATACTGGAGACATGAATACTGGTGTCTGGAACACCGGAAGCAGGAACACCGGAAGCAGGAACACCGGAAACAGGAATACCGGAAGCAGGAACACAGGGAACCACAACACCATGGACTACAACACCGGAGACTGCAACACCGGGGACTGGAACACTGGGAATTGGAACGCCGGGGACTGCAACACCGGAAGCAGGAACATCGGGGACTGGAACACCGGAAGCTGCAACGTCGGGGAATGCAACACCGGGAGTGGAAACACCGGGGACAGGAACACCGGGAATATGAACAGCGGAAGCTTCAATACTGGGGATTTTAATAATTCGTCTTTCAACGCAGGTTGTTTCAATGTAAAAGAACACAAAATCATGTTGTTCGACAAACCGTCAGATATGACCTATCAGGATTGGTTAGACTCAAAGGCCAGGGAATTACTGAGACAGATACCAAAAAGTGCTGCTGAATGGGTGAATACAGACGACATGACGGATGAAGAAAAAGTAGCACAATCAACATATAAGACAACAGGTGGATATCTTAAGGAGCTTGATAAGTCTGAATGTTGTCAGATGTGGTGGGATAGTCTTGATATAGACGATAAAGAAATCATCAAGGCGATTCCAAACTTTGATCCTGATATTTTTTACGAATGTACTGGAATTAAAGTCGACTAACAAGAAACAGAGACTGACAAATTGGTTGGTCTCTCTTTTTGCCTCCGGTTGTTTTGTATGCGAAGAATCGAACCCATATTTAGGATAACAAAAACAAAGCATACGAAAGTAAAGGAGGCAAAAAGTATGGCAAAGAAAAGATTGAAAGATATGACGGATCACAAAGTAATGAGTTTCAAAGAAGCCGCAAAAGCGTTAAATTGGACTCTCACAGAGGACGACGAAGTTTACACAGTATCCTGTGACTGCGGTAGCAGCAAAATTGAGTATACTGGAGTAATTGGCGTACAAAAAGTAAGATGCGGTAATTGCGGAAAACAAATGTCAAGTCTGATTTCTTTGAATCCGGCTTGTCGTTCAATGCTTGACATCAAGAAAGACGAGGAAGGAAATGAGCGGCTCTGGATCATTGAAGACAAGAAAGAAGTCGATAATGATGAGAATCAGACAGAAACGATAACAAGCTGGCTTGCAAAGCAGGAAGATTACGGTCTCTGTAACCCACCAATGGATGCTCAGAAAGCATTGCGTTTTCTGGCTGAGTATTTGGATATTCCGGAAGACACCATACCTGAAAACGAACAACAGACGAATACCTATATTGTTTGCAAAATTTTAGACAGATACAGCAAAAAATATAGAAAGGAATTGAAAAACAAATAAGAAGCAAACGAAAGAGCCTATTCCAATTTACTGGAGTAGGCTTTTGTGTGCCTCCGGTTGTTTTGTATGCGAAGAGTTGAACCCATATTTAGAGTACAAAAACAAAGCATACGAAATAAAGGAGGAAAAGTGAAGTATGGAAAAGAAAAGATTACAAGATGTTACTGATTACAAAGTAATGAGTTTTAAAGAAGCTTGCGATTATCTTAACTGGAAGTTACCAATGAGTCCGTTTGGTGATATAGTTGGAAATTGTGGTTGCGGATGCGAGCTTAAATTTCGGACGATTTTGGGAAGAAATGACCTCATGTGTCCAAAATGCGGAAGATATATGGTAAATATATTTTCTCCTGTTTGTGAAGAAGTAAAACAGGGAACACCACTTGACGCAAATGATTTTGAAATTGAAAAAGACGCAAACGGATGCGACCGGTTCTGGATTGCTAAATTCGATGGATTCGATCATGGTGGAATCGTTACAGACAAAACGAAGGTCGAAGAAAATCGTGTCATTCCAAAAGCCGCATTCGTTCAAAAGTCGTTAGACGAAGGGATTACAATAGAAGAGAGCACAGAACTCGTCGGTAGGCTCGAATGCGAACAGGTAATTCCAATCGAAGTGCAGGCAAACAGTAGTTGTGCTATTGGTTTTATTTCATTGGATGCTGCTGAAGAATTAGATTACGATTACGACAACCTGATTCGGAATGTATCTGAGGTAATCGAAGACATGGATAACGAAACAGAGTATGGAAACTACGATTTTGATGGATTTCCGGTATATATCGGATATTAGGAGGAGGAAACAATATGAAGAAATCAGAGAAAAACATGATCTTTCAGGAAGCTGCATTAATGTCAGATGAGAAACTGAAAGAAGCGTATTATGATTCTGTAGATGCTTGTCTCGGGAGCCAGGCAGAAATTATGGAAGATCGAGGATGGGATCCTGTAGATATCAAAGAACGTCGCCAGTATGAGAAGTTCCTTTCTGAGAAATCGGATCTTTTGGGATTCATTTGCAATATGAGAGGTATCAAACTTTGGGAGATAAGGAATCATAACTAAAAAACAGAAGAGAGATCGCATTCATGTGGTCTCTTTTCTTTTTGAAACGATTTTGTTATAATAACTAATCAGTATATTATTGGTTATGTTTTTTGAGATAATATACAAGTATGTATACCATATTTAGGATAACAAAATATTTGAATTCAAGGAGGAAAAACACAATGAATGAATTACAGATAAAAGAAATTAAAAAAGAGGTTTCGGTTCTTTCTGATGCTGATCTTAAGACGGTATTGTACGATACAATATGTGATGAGGGCTATCATAGAGCTGTCGCACATTTGTTAGATACTATTACTGATGTCCAACCACGACGTCAGTACGCACAGTACCTTTCTCAAAAAAGAGAGCTTTTAGAGAGTATTTGCAGAGAGAGAGGGATCGACCTTAAAAACTAATATTCAAAAGAAGAGAGATCGCATTCATGTGGTCTCTTTTCTTTTGCAAACAATAACGGTATACTAACCATGGGATATAAAATTTTCATGCTGCTTTGTCGCAACACATATTTAGAATACAAATAAGAGAAGAGGAAAGGAGAAATGCTATGTTTGATGAGAAGAATATCGAACTTGACGAAAAGCATTCGAAAGAAAAGAAAAAGGAATACCTGATTAGAGACGACGAAGGAAATATTCAATTCGTGTATTCTATATACAGAAGACCAGAAATGGATATTATCTTTCCACAGTTCACTCCTGTATTAAGTACAGGGTTATTGCCTGTGATTGATATACTTGATGACAAAAAGGTTCTTACTTTTGAACCAAACCCGATTGGATCCGTCATTACTCAGTCATATTTTGGCAAGTTCATAGATGATTCTGTATTTGCGAAAGAAGCGGCAGAATACATTATGGATCACTTTGAGGAACTTTAACAAACAAGGAAAGACACTGCTTATTGAGGTGGTGTCTTTTTTTTGCTATACAGAGGTAGGTTTCCGCACATATTTATTGAAAATGAAGATATGGAGGAAACCATTATGAGTAGTGTAAATGACTTGTTGAAGGCAATTGCAAACAGAGATTATTCCCAGGAATATATTAACGAAGACATAAGTTTTGTAAACGAACGATTTGATAAGTTTCGGAAATACTTTAATGCAGTTTACGAACATGTTTACGGTAGCTCTACTGCGTTAACATTAGTTCACGGAGGGATGATGACACCAGAAGCCTATCAGGATATGGTCGTTAATCTTGATGGAAAAAGAAAACACGCACATGATATGGCAATCGCAGCCTGTGAACAGATCAATCGTCAGTGTGATATGTACGGTCTCGAACATCTGTGTCCGGAAGTCGAAGTCGATCCAATCAATAAAGAAAAGTGCGTAAACAGAGGAGAGATTGCAGATTTTGTTGGTCGATATGTGTATTCAGTATTCCAGCAGGGACGTGAAGGTAGAACAATGGATCAGCTTATCATTGACAATGAGATGAAATATGGTGACCGTCCGGCACTTGATGTTTCGTTTGAGGTCGCAAAAGATGCAGGCAGAAATCCAGAGCATGCATACAATCCAGGCGACATGGATCAAAATGCATACGGAGAGTTCGAATACAAAAGTGTGGTTGCCAATGACGATGCTGGTGGGGATTCTATGGAAGACGTCGAATATGATGACGATGATTTTGGAGAATTATGACGAGTTTCCGCAATTTTGAGCCTTATTATGGTATATAATATTATGGAAGGGCGTAAATGAGGCTCGAGAAAGGTGGAAACGAAATGAGTAGTATAAATGACTTGATTACGGCAATTATGAACCGAAACTTTGACCGCGATGAAATTGAATCTGACATTGCATTCGTAAATGCGCGGTTTAACATCTTGCAAACCTATTTTGACGCGGTTTATAAGGAATCATACGGACATTCTGTAGCTCGGACATTGGCAAATGATGAACATATTACTTCTGAACGATATGTAGAATACATTGAGGGACTCGAATCTAAAACAGCAGATTGTTTGGACACGGCAATCGCAGCCTGTGATCAGATAAACAAAATGTGTGACCAATATGGGCTGCAACATCTGTGTCCGAACGTGGAATACGACGAGAGGCATGGAAATAAATGTGTAAACCGAAATGAGATTGCAGATTTCATCGGTGATTATATGTATTCTGTATTCGAACAAGGACGAAAAGGCAGAATAATGGAACCGATTGAGACAGAATAAGACATAGAAACCAGAGACCAGCAGGAATGTTGGTCTCTTTCTTTTTGTTTTCAAATTAGTTTGGCTCCCAGAAAACCATATTTAGAGTAATAAAAAACATATTCAAAACAAGGAGAACAAGGAGGATTAACATGAAAATTGGAATCACAGAGTATGGGGATGCTGGCGTCGACTTCAGATGGGAAAACAAATTAAAGGAAATCGATGGAGTCATCCTTATAACAAAGAACTTAAACGACACATTCATCAAAAAGGTTTTAAACCACATGAGTGAGATCCCGATCGTAGTGCATTGTACATGTACCGGATGGGGACACACAAGAATGGAACCAAATGTTCCGGACTACAAACAGCAGCTTGCACAGATGAAGAAATTAATTGAGTCTGGATTTCCGGCAAGCAGAATGGTATTGCGTATTGATCCTATTTTCCCAACTGAGAAGGGTGTCAAGCGAGTTTCCGAGATGTTAAATTACTACCATTCATTAGGTTTGCCTGAAAATGAGATCCGATATCGTATTTCAATCGTGGATGAGTATCCGCATGTACGGGAACGTTATAAAAAACTTGGATTCACGCCGATGTATGGTGGAAGTTTCTATCCATCTGATGATCAGCGTAATCTTGTCGGAAACGCATTAAGTGAGTACCCTTATCAATTTGATACATGCGCAGAGGACATACTCGCATATAAATTCCCAGCCACATTCCGGATTAAAGGATGTATCAGTACAGAGGACCTGCAGATTATGGGAATTAAATATGATGGTACATTTCCTGAGAACCCACAAGGAAGACACGGATGTCATTGTCTTGCCTGTAAAACGGAACTTTTAACACCAAGAAAGAAATGTCCTCATAACTGTCTGTATTGTTTTTGGAAAGATTAATAAGGAGGAAACAATATCAAGAACACACGAAGCTAAAGCTTCGCGGTGTGCTTGATTTGGAGAGTTGAGTATTACGAAGCTAAGCTTCGGAGTTTATACTCAATCTCTACATATGAAAACACTTGGAACTTGGACAGGAAGCAGAGACATCGAAATCGTAGAGGTCGAAGGGAGACCGATCGCTCTCAGTGGTTGGAATGGAGAACAGTATTTACAGTGCTGGGAAGTAGACGAAATCATTTCAGGAACTGGATTTGGCATAAAAGAAGATGGACTTTGTGTCCGACCGGTTTACAAACAGATCGACAACGATGAATGGGAAATCATTGGATATAAGTTCTGTTAACGAAAACGAATGGTTGTAAAATAAAAGAAAACGGCTTGAAATATAGCCGTTTTTTTTGTATGCGTATTCATCACATATTTAGGATAACAAAACCACATATAAGCAAATAAAAGGAGGATTTCAAAATGATTACAGCTCTGAAAGGATTTATCGAAATTGTGTATCCGGAGAAAGATGTGAGAACTATGATAAACGTTTCAAACATTGGATACATTTATGAAGGAATCAAAGATGGAATACCAGGAGTGTATTTAAAACTTTTGGTTGGCGGACCAAACGGTGACGAGATTTGGTGTTGTTGCTCTTACGAAGATATCAAAAAAGTTATTATGAAAGCAATGAAATAAGGAAAACGAAGGGATTGACAATTTATGTTGGTCCCTTTCTTTTTGTTTGCACTCTTGCGGACACATATTTAAGTATACAGAAAGAGAGGTGAAAAGATATGAGCAAACGAGATATCCGGGACCAAAAAGAAGTGGAGAGAAAAAGTGCGGCATCGGTTCAATCGTACCCAGATCAGAGTGTGACCAAAGAGGAGTGGCGACGAATGTGTGAACATGAAAAGAAATGGTGTGAATACCAGGAAGTCGCCGGAATGGATCGGTTACAAGCTCTGGGGTACATACAAGGGATGCCGACATTTGAGCCAATGTAAGCGAAAACGAAGAGACATAGAACACATATTTAGGACAGATAACAAAACAACTATGAATATAAGGAAGGTGTTTATTGTGAATTATCATGACATTGTGAAGGACAATATGTTAAACGGAGACGGTATTCGTGTTGTTCTTTTTGAAAGCGGATGCACTCATCAATGTCCAGGTTGCCAGAATCCTCAAACATGGGATAAAAACAGTGGAATCCCTTTTGACAGTGAGGCAAAGCAGGAATTATTTGAAGCTCTACGGAAGCCGTATATTGACGGAATTACGTTTTCTGGCGGAGATCCACTAGCAACTTTCAATCGTGATGAAACGTTGAATCTCATAAAAGAAATCAAAGATAAAATGCCAGATAAAACTGTTTGGGTATATACAGGATACACAAAAGAAGTACTGCAGCAGCAGGATCCGGTTTTCATGCAAGATTTGTTATCACAAATTGACGTGCTTGTTGACGGTCCTTTTGTGCAGGAAAAACTCAACGTTAATTATGAATGGGCAGGTTCGACAAATCAAAGAGTTCTCAGAAAAGAGGACGGTTTTATGAAAAGTACATCAAGTGTATATGAGTACGAAGACCGAAAAGGTTCAGTAATGGATGAATGTGTTTTCAATGCAAACCAATTACAGGATCAGGAGATTACTTCAGATGATAACTATGAAGATATTGATGATATCGATGATCTGAGTTTGTAAGCATTCATCCCATATTTAAACTGAAACAAATATAAACAAATAAAAGGAGTCCGAATACTCATAGCGGATTCCTTTGTTAAAAAGGAGGAATAAATATGAGTACAAATATTACAGTTATCAAAAATGGCGACAAAGGAATTGAAGCCTTTGAGCCGGCAAAAATCAAAGCAGCAATTGAAAAATCTGCAACAAGAGTTGGTGTTGAATTGTCGGATACTCAGAAAGATCGGGTAGTAGAAATTGTAGAAGATATTATTGCATCGAAAGCTCTTAATCAGGTAACGGTCGAACAGTTACACTCATTTGTCGAAATGGCTTTGGATGATGCAAGTCCGGTAACTGCAAAAAGTTACAGACAGTATCGTGACTTCAAAGCTCAGTTTGCGAAGATGATGAATCGCGTAGCAAATTTTGCAGAAACGGTAATGTATCGTGGTGATCGAGAAAACGCAAACAAAGATTCAAGTCTTGTTTCAACACAGAATGCGTTGATTGCATCGGAATTTGGTAAAGAGATGTATATCAATCAGTTTTTAACCGCGATTGAAAGATCCGCAGAGGCAAAAGGTTTTATTTATCTTCACGACAAGGATAAGAGACTTTTTACCATAAACTGTTGCTTATTCTTAATGGGTGTCCTGCTAAAAAATGGATTTGAGATGGGTAACGATTGGTACAACGAACCTGGCACTTTGGATGTAGCTTTTGATGTGATCTCAGATATTGTGTTGTCAGCAGCTTCACAGCAATATGGCGGATTCACAATTCCTCAGATAGATTTCTTACTTGAACCATACGCAAAGAAAACGTATGAGAAAACTTATAAGAAACGGATGAAGGAATATAAAGAACTTGGCGTTGATATCGAGAAAGCGAAACAAAAAGCAGAAGAAGCAGCAATGGAGCAGGTTGAATACGAATTCAGACAGGGATTCCAGGGCTGGGAAATGAAATTTAATACTGTTGGATCCAGCAGGGGCGACTACCCATTTGTAACAGTTACATCTGGATTAAATACCAGTAGATTCGGTGTTCTATGTAATGTAACAATGTTCAAAGTACATATGGAAGGTCAGGGAGCTCCTGGTAAAAAGAGACCTGTATTATTCCCGAAATATGTATATCTGTATGACAAGGAAACAAATGGATCAGGTCCAGTGTATGAAGCTGCATTCGAGTGTTCTTCAAAAACAATGTATCCGGATTGGTTATCACTTTCTGGCGAGGGATATGTTCCGAGCATGTACAAAAAATACAAAAAAGTCGTATCACCCATGGGCTGTAGAGCGTTTTTAAGTCCGTATTACGAAAGAGGCGGATTTGAACCAGCAGATGAAAACGATGTACCTGTATTCGAAGGACGTTTTAATGCTGGGGCAATTTCATTGAACCTTCCATTGATTTACTTAGACGCAAAGGCTCGTGGCGTTGATTTTATGAAAGAACTTGATTACTATCTTGAGATGATCAGACAGTTACATATCAAAACGAAAGCATTCCTTGGTGAAAAGAGAGCGAGCATTAATCCTCTTGGATTCACACAGGGTGGTTTCTATGGTGGTAACTTACGACCAGAGCAGAAGTTAAAAGAGTCAAAAAAACTGATGGAAGCAACAACCTACAGTTTCGGAATCACGGCTTTGAATGAATTACAGCAGGCTTATAATGGTAAATCCATTGCTGAAGACGGAGAGTTTGCACTTGAAGTATTACAGCACATCAATCGCAAAGTTAACGAATACAAGCAGGAAGATCACATTTTATATGCAATTTATGGTACACCGGCAGAAAGTCTTTGTGGAAAGCAGATCAAGCAGATGCGTGAGTATGTTCGTGAAAATATGGAGCAGCTTGAAGCGGCTGGATACACAGTCAGACACACAGTAGATGGAGATTATGTTATCGATGGTGTTTGTGATAAGGAGTATGTATCTAACAGTTTCCATTGTCATGTAACTGAAGATATTACTCCAATTCAAAAACAGGATTCAGAAAACAGATTTTGGAATCTTTGTAATGGTGGTAAGATTCAGTACATCAGATATCCTCTTGGTTACAACAAAAAAGCAATGAGAACTTTGATTGACAGAGCTATGGATCTTGGGTTTTATGAAGGAGAAAACCTCGCTTTGAACTATTGTGATGATTGTGGCTATGAACAGATTGATATGGCAGATGTGTGTCCAAAATGTGGTAGCCGAAATATCACAAAAATCGATCGTATGAATGGATATCTCGCATTCTCGAGAGTTCATGGAGCGACTAGATTAAATGATGCTAAGATGGCAGAGATTAAAGATCGTAAATCAATGTAATACAAACATAAAGAGTCAGCCGATTGGTTGGCTCTTTTGTTTTGCATACGACATATTTGTTATTTCCATGTTTAGAACTTACTCATATTTATTAAGAAACATACAAAAATAGCTCATAAAGTAGGAGTATCGAAAAATGTGGAAAGATATTATTGGTTGGGAAAAATATTATGAGATTAATGAACATGGAGATGTTCGAAATAAATTAACAAAACATTTGGTTATAGGTGACAAAAATAGTGTTGGATATATGCGTGTTTGTTTATACAATAAAAATCACAATCCGAAGAAACAACGATTTTTTAGACATCGATTAGTTGCGACACATTTTATACAAAATCCATATAACCTTCCAGAAGTAAATCATTTGGATACTGATATCACAAATAATGATGTAAGTAATCTCGAATGGGTAACAAGAAATGAAAATGAGCAACATTCGAGATTGTTAGGTCATAAACCATACAAACCATTTGTTGTTACAAAAGAAGATGGAAACAAAATAAAATATGATAATAGAATATCATTGGCAAAAGAATTAAATACCTCAAGACAAACGATCAAAAACTGGCTAAAAGGTAGATCAAAAGGCTATAAAAACTACGGCATCACGAGTATTCAATACGTTGATTCATCCCATATTTATACTAACAATAATCAGAAAGGAATGTAAAAACTTATGGCATCAAAAACAACTCAAAACCAAAACCAAATCACACGCTGGTCTGTAATGCTCGGTGTGAATCCCGGATATGATAATACGGTCCATTTTACGCCAGATTTGGCCATCCAAAAAGCTATTCCCTTCATCAGACAGCGTTTTTCCGGTTACTCGGAAGTTGGTGTAGCACCTGCTGCCGCTGTCTACAATCGGGCATGGGGATGTCCTGATGGCGGAGAAGTCGGTGTCGTTCTAAAAGGAAACATAAAAGGAAACATGAGCGAGGATCAGAAAGAACAGATTGAAGAATCACTCGCTGCTTTGATGGCTGATCTTGGTCAGTCAACAGGTACAGTCGAATACGAATCATTAAGTATCAATGGATGTGATCATCGCAATAGCACCTATATTCAGAACGAATACGAAGAAAACGTAGAAAGATCTGAAGACACACTGATCAAATCAAGCTTTACGGATAACGAAAGCGGTATCCATTTTCACATCCGATTGTGCGGAGATATGGAAGAGATCGGAAATCTGTTGCAGAATCAAATGGAAACCGTAGAAGATGGAGAGTATACGGTGACTGGTGTGCTGACAAGAGAGAACGTTGCAGTATGTTATAAGGGCACACAAAATCTGGTATTTGCACCAGACTGTAATGCATATTTGGACGCCTTAAATAAGGTCGTTGAAACAGTGCAGGATTATTTGTGTGGAGATCCAGTAATCGACGTCTCATCAGTGGGCGACGAAATCAATGATGTTCCAAACAAACCGTTATTATCAGACGGAACTGAAGATTTTGATCCAGGAGATGATCTCTAATTGATCGAAATCAAGGACTCCCTCATCTTTAGATGAAGAGTTAGAACCCAGAGTTACGATATCTAAAGCGCACATTACGAAGGCAGAATATTTAATCGTAACCGGAAGAATCGAGCCCCTAATATCTGACACATTCAGGTATTTCGGGCTCTTTCTTTTTGGTTACGAATATATTAATATGCTGCCTTTTGATCCATATTTAGGATAACGAATCAGTACACAAAAAGGAGAGACTATTATGTATGATATGGATGTAAACGAAATCAAACAGCTTATCAAAAAGTCAAAAATGGAAAACGGGATGACAAAAGACGAGGCAACTTTGAACTATTATGACGAACTTTCGTTGCTGCTTGAAGATATCGAGTACTTTACTTTGTATTTGAAACGACACAAAACAAGTAAATTCAACTTCGATATCAAAGTCAATTATGGCAGTTCTTCGAAATCATTCATGGATATCTGGAAACTGTACGAATATCGCAAAGACAGAGAGAGTATCGATGCTACGTTTGCAAAGTTTTCGCTTCTGCAGGCTATTATCGAAGATTTGGCAAACGATACATATGTATACGAAACTCATGAGATCCAGAGATTTATTTTAAACTTTGAATCTGAAGATGGATTGAAAATCGAGGACTATGTATCTGATTTTGTTAACTCAAATTCTGCTTCAAAAGTAAAGAGCAAGATCGATGCTATTAAACACGAACCGGTTTTGGATCCAGAGCTTGCGAAAACTGTAAGAGCAATTATGCGGGAACAGAATATTTAATCGTAACCGAAAGAATCGAGCCCATAATATCTGACACATTCAGGTATTTCGGGCTCTTTCTTTTTGGTTACGAAATGTATTAATCTGCTACACTCTGCTCCATATTTATGGAAAACGGGTGTATGGAGGTCTGTTTATGAGCAAATTGAAACGTTTTGTAGTCTTGTTTTTATCATTATTCATTCTTGTTGGTACCATGTCCGGGTGCGCAGAACTTGTGTCCTCAGAAACGATCACGGTCAACGCGGAAATCAGTAATACATATCATAGCGGTTTTTATCAAACTCCAATGAAGATCGGAAATATGACAACCTATATAACGCACCCTGAAAGTTGGGCTACGTATATCATATACGAAGACAAAGAATATGTGATTGGGACAAAAGAGATATACGATCTCTGCAAAGACAGAAATGGAGAAACAGTGCAGGCTACATTTATCGTCAAAACATATGATAACGGCACTGTCATATACAATTTAACCGACGTCGAATAATGGGAAACAAGAGAGTCATTCATGAGGTGGCTCTTTTTGTATGCCAATATTTTGGTTTTGTATATTGTATTCAGTATTTACCATCTTTGGAACCCATATTTAGTGCATCTAAAAAAAAGAAAGAGAGATGCACTATATGGATAACAAAATAATCAGCCTGTTTTCTGGATGTGGCGGAATGGATCTCGGGTTCGAACGAGCTGGTTTCGAAATCCCGGTCGCCAATGAATTCGATGCCACAATCTGGGAAACGTACAAACGAAATCATAAAAATACGCATCTAATTGAAGGCGACATCAGAAATGTAACTAAATCAGATCTTGAACCCTATCTTAGGTTGCGACCAGGAGAACAATTGGCAGGAATTATAGGCGGACCACCATGTCAGTCGTGGTCAGTAGCCGGAGCCGGAAAAGGAATTGAAGATAAGCGAGGACAGCTTTTCTTTGAATATATTCGTGTACTCCGGGAATTTCGACCACAATTCTTTGTAGCTGAGAATGTTCCCGGGATGATATCAAAGAAACATGCGGATGCGGTTGATCGGATCCTTTCTTTGTTTGCTGAGTCTGGTTACAACGTTTCCGTATACAAAACAAATGCTTGTAACTATGGATTAGCGCAAACGAGAGAACGGATCTTCTATATTGGCATCCGAACTGATCTTGATATTTCATTTGTATTTCCAGACGGAGATCCAGAACATATTGTAACACTGAAGGATGCTATTTGGGATTTACGAGACAATGCTGTTCCAACACTTGCAAGAAACAAACGTAATCCTGCAGCGGTTAATAACCATGAATATTATGTTGATAGTTATTCTCCGGTATTTATGTCCAGAAACCGTGTCCGCAGCTGGGATGAGCCTGGTTTTACAGTGCAGGCATCCGGACGCCAATGTCAGATACATCCAAACGCACCAAAAATGCAGCAGATATCAAAAGATTCGTACTGTTTTGTCCCGGGTGCTAAAGATCGGTATCGAAGAATGAGCGTCCGAGAAGTAGCAAGACTACAAGGGTTTCCGGATGATTTTGAATTCATGTATGAAAATGCGAATAATGGATACAAAATGATCGGAAACGCAGTACCAGTTAATATGGCAGAAGCGATTGCTAGAAATCTGATGAATGCATTGAAAGCCAGCCTCGATATTTCAAATAGTACTATGGAAGGCTAAGCAAATTAGAGATCGACTTTATATTGGGGTTGGTCTCTTTTTGTTTCCAGTGTTTTTGTGTGCGATGGTTTTAACCCATATTTAGGATAACAAACACACACACAATAAAGGAGGAAACAAAATGAGTGAAGCAACAAAAATGAGTGAACCTGTACATGGATACAAAGTGTTTAATCCAGATTGGACATGTAAACCAATCGGGGGTTCAAGCAAACAGTATACCTGTCCAGGTAAATTCGAAGAAGAAGGAGAACTTGAAATTTGCGAACATGGAATGCATTTCTGTCAAACAGCTGCCAAATGTTTTAATTATTATGAATTTAACAGCAAAAACAAGGTTGCAGAGGTGATCGCCTATGGGGATGTTATAACAGACGGTAACAAATCGTGTACTAACAAGCTGGAAATCGTACGTGAAGTCCCATGGGAGGAAGTACTAAGCCTCGTAAATGTTGGAAAAAATTGTACTGGTTTACGTAACACGGGAAACGAAAATGCTGGGAACTGGAATGCTGGAGCTTGTAACGAAGGAGACTGGAATACCGGTGACCGTAATATTGGTGACAGTAATACTGGAAATTACAACACAGGTGATTATAATACTGGAGGTCGTAATTCCGGAAACTGTAACACTGGATGTGCTAATGCTGGAAAAGGTAATGCTGGAGGCAGAAACGATGGGGACTGGAATGCTGGGGATTGTAATGAAGGGAATTACAACACAGGTGACTACAACAGTGGAGACAGCAACACCGGAACCTGGAATATTGGAAAACATAATTCTGGTAACTGTAACATTGGCAGCTGGAATACCGGGGACTGGAACAAATCATTTTTTAATACCGGCTGTTTCAACACAGAAGAAACAACAATTATGATGTTTAACAAACCATCGAATTGGACTTTTCGTTATTGGTTAGAATCCAATGCAAGGTTTTTGTTAACTCAGATGCCAAAAAGAACAGTCGAATGGGTAGATAAAGAGGATATGACTGATGAAGAAAAAGAGTTGCATCCGACTTATGAAATAGCAGGCGGTTACCTGAAAAGACTGAAAAACTTGGATCTTATTCAGTCTTGGTGGGATAATCTTTCTCTGATGGAGAAGGATGCCATCAAAGCGATTCCGAACTTTGATCCTGATATTTTCTACGAGTGCACAGGAATCAGAGCGGACTAAAAATGCAAAGAGGAGACTTCAATTGAGGCCTCTTTCTTTTTGTTTCCGTTTCTTTTGTGTGCAGTAGTTTAGTCCCATATTTAGGATAACAAGAACTCACACACAATAAAGGAGGAAACGAAAAATGATTAATGTTACAAGATTAAGCGACAGAGCGTATGGATACAAGGTATTTAATCCTGACTGGTCCTGTAATCCCCGAGAACATGATGCACAGGGACAATATACTTGTCCAGCTAGATTTGAAGACGACGAAATGGATGTCCAAAAACGTGGAATGACATTTCGTACGAACCCAATTGGTTATTTCAAATCTGGATTTTACAAGTTTGATAGCAATACTCATGTAGTCGAAGTAATAGCTTACGGCGATATTGGAAAAAGTGAACATGGTACGCTATGTTGGACAAACAAACTTGAAATTGTTCGGGAACTTTCCTGGGAAGAAGTTTTAAGTCTTGTTAATATCGGCAAGGATTGTACTGGAATTGGTAACACAGGCGAATGTAATACTGGAAATTATAACTCTGGTTCTGACAACGAGGGTGACCGGAATGTAGGTTATTACAACTCAGGACGCGGAAATGTAGGAGATCATAACACTGGAGACCATAATACAGGAAACCATAACAGCAGCTATGATAATACTGGACATTACAATTCTGGGTACAGAAATTCAGGAGATTATAACGCAGGATGTTATAATACCGGGAAGTCAAATACAGGAGATTATAATATAGGTAATTACAATGACGGTGATTACAACACTGGCGATCAAAATACTGGACATCATAATACTGGACGCAAGAATGTAGGAGATCGCAATACAGGTTATGAAAATACAGGAAATAATAATACCGGAAACAATAACAGAGGAAAGAGTAATACTGGAAATTATAACTCTGGAAATTATAATACCGGAAATCGAAACATTGGAAACCGAAATACTGGCGACTGGAACCTGTCTTCCTATAATAATGGCTGCTTTAATACAAAAGAGCCAACAATTATGCTGTTCAACAAACCATCAAACTGGACTTATAGTCAGTGGTTAAAAAGTAGAGCGTGTCATCTGCTGAACGATATTCCAAATCGTACAGTTGAATGGATTTGGTCAGACAACATGACTGATGAAGAAAAAGAATTAAATCCAGGTTATGAAACAGTAGGCGGATACCTTAAAGTTTTCTCACAGGATGAAAACCGTAATATGGTTCAAGAGTGGTGGGATGAATTAGATGATTCTGAAAAGAAGACAATTCTTTCAATTCCGAATTTTGACGCAGACATTTTCTATAAATGTACTGGTGTAAATGTACAGCTTGAGTCCTAACAAAAATCAGAGACTGACCTTTTGGTTGGTCTCTCTTTTGTTTCAGGTGTTTTTGTGTGCAGTAGTTAGTACCATATTTAGGTTAACCAATAAAGCACACAATTCAAGGAGGAAACAAGTATGCCAGAGAAAAAAGATATGTCCAACAGTTGCGATTTCATGTATCAAGATTATTGGACAAAAGCGAACGTAACGCACGAACTCACACAGGAAGACTGGATGCGATGGTACAACGAACATTGTGCTAATTGTAAGTACATGGGCGAGATCTGCATGTACGGAGAAGACTAATCAAAGAATAGAGTCTAAAATGTTTGAGAGATTCAGACATTTCGGGCTCTTTCTTTCGATTGCAAACATGTTTCGTTTCCGGTTACTTTGTGTGTAATAATCTTATCCCATATTTAAGATAACGATGGACACACAAACAAGGAGGAAACAAAAATGATAAGAATGAGCAAAGAAGAAATCAAGAAGAGATATGGTTTAAGAGCAAACAGTCAGGAAAAGATGTTAAAAATGCTTTGCATGATAAGTCTTTTCGATTGGGAATTCCCAATGTTTGACCAGATTGATGAATTTTTCAAGACACAGCCGAGAACAGCAATCGAATGCTTTGATGAAATCTGGAAAGCAGATGATGCTCTTATAGTTTTAGACTGTGCGAACGCAATCAAAGAAAACGAACATATCTTTTTGGAGACGAGAAGCGGTTATGACGAAGTGAAGCCTTATGTAAAGGAATCCTGGAGTGATATCTTCAAGATCGAATCACGACCATTTCCGAATTACGACGAATTATCAAACAAGTATTACAAGATGTCTGATAAGGTTGCAGGAACAGAGTTGGAACAGTACTTAGAAAAACCGACAATTCCGTATATGAACGTGCTTACAGTCACAGAAGAAGGACGTATTTTGTATAGCGCGTTAAGAGCAATCGAAAACCAGCTTTAAATAGAACAAGGGATCTCACATATGAGGTCTCTTTTCTTTTTGTTTCCGGATGTTTTGTGTGTAGCAGTCCAGTCCCATATTTAAAACAAATAATTAAGTACACATAAAGGAGGAAACAAAATGAGTGATGAGACCAAAAAGAATGAATCTGTACACGGATATAAGGTATTTAGACCGGACTGGACTTGCAGTCCATGCGGGAATACAAAACAGTATACATGTCCAGGCAAGTTCGAAGAAGAAGGAGAAATCGAAGTTTGTGGCAACGGAATGCATTTCTGTCAAAAAGCAGCAAACTGTTTCAATTATTATGGCTTTGACAGTAAAAACAAAGTTGCCGAAGTAATCGCTTACGGTGATGTCGTAACAGAGGGTGATAAGTCATGTACAAATAAGCTCGAAATCGTGCGGGAACTCTCCTGGAAAGAAGTATTAGATCTTGTTAATACTGGCAATGACTGTACTGGGTTAAAAAACACTGGAAATGAAAATGCTGGGAATTTGAATTCTGGAGATTATAATACTGGAGATTTCAACACTGGCGATGATAACAGAGGATATTGGAATTCTGGAAACCAAAATTCTGGACATTATAATACAGGATCTCAAAATTCAGGGAACAAAAACACTGGCTCTTATAATAGCGGTGGTTGGAATTCTGGTGATTGTAATTCAGGAGATTTTAACATAGGTTATGAAAATTCAGGCAGTAATAACACTGGATGTAAGAATGCTGGGTATTATAATACCGGTGACGAAAATATTGGTAACTGTAATACGGGGGATAATAACACAGGTGATCTTAATAGTGGACATTTTAACCTGGGAGCTGAAAATACAGGCAATCGGAATCTTGGTGATTCTAATTCTGGAGACTGGAATAAATCATCTCACAATTCTGGTTGTTTCAACACCGAAGAACAAAAAATCATAATGTTCAATAAGCCCTCTAACATGACTTATACTGACTGGCAGGATAGCGATGCATGCGCTTTGTTAGACAGTATGCCAGACGTATCAACAAAATGGGAAAAAGAAGCTTGTATGACCGATGACGAGAAGACTTCTTACCCAACCTACAAAACAACAGGTGGATACCTGAAGGTTATTAACAACATAGAGGGTAGACAAAAATGGTGGAATGATCTTTCGGATTCCGACAAAGCTGTCATTAAAGCAATTCCAAACTTTGATCCTGATATCTTTTACGAGTGCACAGGAATTAAAGTAGACTAAAACATAGAACAAGGGATCTCATATGAGGTCTCTTTTCTTTTTGTTTCCAGTTCTCTTGTGTGCAGCAATCAGACACATATTTAGGATAACAAAAATATTACACACACAAAAAGGAGGAAACAAAATGAGTAAAGTGACAGAAACGAACGGACCAATACACGGATACAAGGTATTCAATCCAGATTGGACCTGTGATCCGTTAAATTGGGCCTGTGATCCGTTAGGATTCAAACCAAAGCAATATGCGTGCCCTGGTAAATTCGAAATAGAAGGGGAACTTGAAATTTGCCATAATGGAATGCATTTCTGCCAAAAATTAGCAGATTGTTTTGAATATTATGCGTTCAATCCAGAAAACAAAGTAGCCGAAGTGATTGCTTATGGGAAGGTTCTTATAAGTGAAAGTGAGAAATATGGTAACAAATTATGTACCAATAAGTTAGAAATCGTACGTGAAGTTCCATGGAGTGAAGTGATAGCTCTTACCAATCTTGGAAATAATTGCACTGGATTTTCTAACACCGGTAACGATAATGCCGGAAGTTACAACACAGGACGTAAGAATACTGGTCATAGTAATACTGGATCTGGTAATGCTGGAAGTCACAACACAGGAACTTTTAATATTGGAGGTTTTAATACAGGAAATCGCAACCTCGGATACAACAATGCTGGTGATTATAACGCTGGTCATAGAAACACCGGAGATCAAAATGCAGGCAATAGAAATACCGGAGATTATAATCCAGGATTTGGAAATGTTGGAGATAATAACAACGGAGACATGAACACAGGTAACTGGAATTATGGAAGTAATAACGTAGGAGACTGCAACATTGGTAATTTTAATACCGGCGACTGGAATGCATCTTCTTACAACACCGGTTGTTTCAACACAGAAGTACCAACAATAATGCTGTTCAACAAACAATCGGATTGGACTTATTACGATTGGTTAGAATCAGATGCAAGATTGCTGTTGATGAGTATGCCGAAGGAAACGATTCAATGGGTAGACAAAGAGGATATGACTGCCGAAGAAAAAGAATTAAATCCAAGTTATGAAACAGCAGGCGGATACCTTAAAGTTTTCTCGCAGGATGAAAACCGTAATATGGCTCAAAAGTGGTGGGATGAATTAGATGATTCTGAAAAGAGATGTATCTTTGCGATTCCAAATTTCGATGAAGATATCTTTTATAGATGTACGGGAATCAAAGTGTATTAAACTCACACTAGAGACTGACCGATTGGTTGGTCTCTTTTCGTTTCCAGAGTATTTGTGTGCAGCAGTCTTATCCCATATTTAGGATAACAAAGAACAAACACACATAAAAAGGAGGAAACAAAATGAGTGAAGTAACAAAGATGAGTGGACCCGTACGTGGATACAAGGTTTTTTATTCGAATTGGACCTGTAGACCAGCAGGAGCTAAACCAAAGCAATATACTTGTCCTGGTAAATTCGAGGAAGAAGGAGAAATTGAAATTTGTGGTCACGGAATGCATTTTTGTACCCGGTTATTAGATTGTTTTAATTATTATTCGTTTAACCCAGAAAACAAAGTTGCTGAAGTGGTTGCTTATGGAGATATCAAAACAAATGGTGAAAAATCGTGTACTAATAAGCTTGAAATCGTACGCGAACTTTCCTGGGAAGAGGTATTACAGACTGTTAACACAGGTCTTGATAATTCCGGAATTGGTAATTCTGGAGATTGCAATAAGGGAAATTGCAATACTGGCGATCAAAATTCTGGACACAGAAACTCTGGTGATAGAAATCTTGGATACAAAAATACAGGTTGCGAAAACTATGGAAATCGAAACACAGGAGACAAGAACATTGGAGACAGTAACGTAGGTGATAACAACAAGGGAGATAGAAATGTTGGAGATTGGAATTATTCTTCGTTCAATTTTGGTTGTTTCAATACGGATACAGAATCAAAGATGAGGTTCTTTAATAAACCATCAGACTGGGCACCGATCGATTGGTTTGCATCCGATGCAAGAGCTTTATTATCCGATATTTCACTTACCGTGTATAAAGGGAAAGATGATCACTATGATTACTACTCGTCAATCGAGGATAGACAGAACTGGTGGGATAACCTGTCAGAAAAAGACAAAAATGTCATTAAAGAACTCCCAAACTTTGATCCGGAGATTTTCTACAGATGCACCGATATCAAAGTAGACTAAACTCACATTAGAGACTAACCGATTGGTTGGTCTCTTTTTGTTTCCATTTTTTTTGTGTGCGATGATTCGTTACATATTTAGGATAACAAAAAAAATCACACACCGAAAAGGAGGAAACAAAAATGAAACACAATGTAACAAACAAGAGAGGATTATTAGTTTTAGCGGTCCTGATCATGTCTTTGTATCTTACCGGCTGTTATTATTCTGATCTTAACGAGAATTCAAACGAAAGCACTCAAATAACAGAGCAGAGAGCGGATTCAAAATCAGTATCTAATTCTTTAGAGCCGGTTTTTGTAAAGTACGATGACACATGGCATATCTATTATCAAAATCCAGATGACAACGAAATTAATCGTCTGTACGATAAGAATGGATTAGATGTTGGACGTGTTAGATCGTATTACAATTCCGCCCATGGCGAATACAATACCATGAGATTATCCTTTGAGGACGAAAATGGAGATCAGAACTACTCCTATGTTATGGTCGATGCAATTCTTGATATCGATTCATATCGTTTATCATTAGAAAACGAAGGAACTGACGACGACTGGTCTGCGCTCGGTTTAGAGAATCCGAACGAATAGGATCCGCCAAAATGTAACCAAAAACGAAAGAGAAAAGAATCTGAATACAAATATGTGGGTTCTTTTTCTTTTGGTTACAGAATCAAGTACTCGCGGATCTAAAGATCCGGAGTGTGCTTGATTTGGAGAGCTGAGTATACCGAAGCTTCAGCTTCGGAGTTTTTACTCAGTCTCTACATATAAACGGATCCGAAAACATGACGGATTCTTAGATTAGATAGCAATAGTTAGACACATATTTAGGACAGCAAATTAACTGAACAAATTCAAGGAGGATATTATTATGCTTATCTTTTTAATTGCACTTGTTGTTTTGATTCTTTTTTACGTTATCTATATGGAGATGATGTTTACCAGCATTGGTAAAATTGCGCAAATTCTTTCGTCAATTGCATCTTGGGTTGTTTTTATTTCCGTTATAATCTTTGTTTGTGTTCATATTGGAACTGAACCAAAGATTATGAAAACCCAGGTAAAATACAACAATTTGGTCACCGAGGTGAATGTAGCTGATTCTGGAAACGATGATGCTGCAAAAGTATTGGCAATCCAGAATGTTTCCGAATGGAATCAGAAAGTCAAAGTGGATCAGTATTGGACATACAATCCATGGACATCCTGGTATCATAACGAGAAAGTTGTCAATGCAGAAAAGACCATCGAATTACCGGATTGGGATAACAACGATTAATGAAAACGAAGAGAGTCTGCCTTATGGTGGGCTCTTTTTTTTTCGTAGCCGAATGTTTTTGTTGCCGTTATTTCGTGTCCGCTGAAGCTGATTTTTGTATAGAGTGTCCAATAAATCGGACACAAAAAGAGAGGGCAACAAATGATCGGCTACAAAGACAGTGTATCTGTTGTAATTGTGTTCGAACGAAGCACATATTTAGGACAACAAACAAAACGTACACATATAAGGAGGAATTAAAATGTTATTATTTTTATTAACCGTTGGAGCTATTTTATCAATCATCGGTGTCGCTTTGTTAGCAGTCTGTCGTATCAAATATAGTTACGATGCAGAGGCTCTTGGTAAGAGTTTGCTGACGGCTGGTATGCTGCTTGTGTTTATCGCTGGCGGCGTATACTTTGCTTTGGCGTAATATACGTCAATCCAATGATCGGTGCATAAAAGGAACGAGCTTGCCTTCATGGTAGGCTCTTTTCTTTTCGTAGCCAGGTATTTCGTGGGTGTCAGCTCGTGTCTTTTTATTTAGTTTTATAATATCGAGTCCAATAATCCGGACACAAAAAGGAGCCCACTAAAAAAGCAGGCTCAATTTCTTTTGTTTAACAGCAGACTCCCAGAAATTTTGCTATTATGGGATCAAAATCAGAATCGATGTCCATCATCATATCCTCATGAATCTGTTCGAGTTCTGCTTTTTGAGAAGCATACTCAGATTCGTACATACCTGTGGCAAACTCTAACTTTGTAAGCATTCTTGCGAAATACTCTTTGTTTGCATCAGAGTTTGATGAATCTCTGACCAGAAGACAGATATCAAGAGACGTAATCTGCGTACTGATTTCACGCAGAGTATCTTTTGATACTACCTTATAAAGAGTCATAAACTCGTCATCCGAATCGTCTTTTGACAGAATATAACGCTTTCCATCATAGACAAATCTGATATGACTTTCGGTCACCTTTGCAATGTAAAGGTTGTCAAGATTCTTGATTTCGATACTGAAGTCTGCAGTATCATTCTTTAAAATACGCATGTTCAATTCCTCCTTGAATGTGTATGCATTTATTTGTTGTATTAAATATGGGATTGAAGAAAGCGAAATAACAAAAAGAAAAGACACACAGTAATAACTGCATGTCTTCCTTTGCGTTTACAATTTATTTGGACTCGGCAACTTTCTTGAGAAGCTCTTGTACATCATCACGTTTCAGGAATTCTTCTTCCTTCTCATCTGTAAATAAGGAGAGGTCAGATTTTGAAGCCAAAGCCTCTCTGTAAGAATGAGAAGTAATATCCAAAGCTGTCGTTGCTTCACGTCTGGAGACTGGATTCTCGGCTTCTGTTGTATCAGGATTGTACTTTTTCCAATATTTCCGATGAAAGTACAAAACTGATAATGCATCTTTGTTTATAAGTGCATTGATTGGCACATATAGACGATGGTATGTGGTTTTCCCGTTTTCAGATTTTTCTGGGAATCCAACAGAAATCATGTCGGTGTACCTTTCTGGATCATTCCAGCGTAAATTAGGGTTAGAAATCGGTTTTTCTTCCCAAACATGATCATAACCTTTCATGTAAGGGAAATCTCTTCCCAAAATCTGCGGAAGTCTCATAGCTCCAATTGTCTCATCTGTGTAGGATTTTGAACCGTGACCAGATGTTTTAAACCATTCATCATTGATATCCTTAATCTGGTCATTAAGTCTTGCAATTTCTGCTTTGATATCATCGATTTTCTGTTTCTTTTCTGCCCATTCGTCTGCGTATAAACCTGTCGCAAAACCAAGCTCTATAAGCGCTTTTACAAAATATTCACGATCGATATTACTATAAGTCACAGTACATGGGTGACGTTTGGATACATCTTTGATAAACCATGGAATACCAATTGGTCTGTAGGTGAAGTTTATAAATCTTATATTCACAAACCCATAATCGTTTGTGAAAGTCCGCTCGCAGAAATACAGTAAAGAAGTGTTTGCGTTACTAACGTCGAGAATTGCAAAATGCCGATCTTCGTAATCAAAATACAGTTTTCTAGGCGTTACTTTAGTGATTCGAAGTTGCATGATATCTTCAATGTTAAGTGGTGCTGGATTGAAATCCTCATTTCCGCCATTGTTAGTAGAGTTACCAAGTCCTGTCTCATTAATATTACTCATTGGTTTTGATCTCCTTTCGTTTGATCTATTTTATTTGGTATCCTAAATATGTGCTCGAAAGAGACAAAAGAAAAGACACACAGCAATCGCTGTATGTCTTTCTCCAGATTTAGGAGCTTATTCGGCAATCTTCTTGAGAAACGCCTGAACGTCATCACGCTCAATGAATTCCTTTTCTCTGGCAAGTAAGAACAAAAAGAGACTGGCATTAACCAGTCTCAATTTTTGTTTGTTATCGTTCGAAACCTAAGACAGAAGCAATTTTATCTGCCAGAACATCATAATCGGTACCATAGATGATAGCGGAACAGTCGTCTTCCTCTTCTCGTTCTGGATTTGGAATATCATCAGTCGTGATTCCTTTGTCGTCCAGGAAGTCCTCAAAAATATCGATGAGCTGTCCGATTAATTCCGGCTTTTCAGCATCAGCAACTTTCAGTTCCCACGTTGGTTTGAATGTACTCATATAGTTTCCTCCTTGAGTTTTAATGATTTGTTATCTTAAATATGTGCTACATGGTAGCAATCAAAGAGTATTCTATAGCTTTCGAAACCTATACAACTATATTCTTAGTTTCGTATCAAAACTTGCACTAGTGTTGTTATTGAATACCTATGAATGGTTCCAAGCAGTAATCGAAGTGTATTATACAGCTTTCGGAACCTATGCTTCGTATTCTTAAAAACGTATCAAAATCTGCACTAGTGTTGTTATTGAATCCCACTCCTTTGGAGTACAGGTCACGTGAGATAAACTCCCGTGATACTAATAATAGGTTCCAGAGTGGTAATCGAAATGTTTTCTGCAGTCTCTGGAACCTATACCTCGTATTCGAGAAATCGTATCAAAACTTGCACTAGTGTTGTTATTGAATACCTATGTGCGGTTCCAAGATGGTAATTATGACATGTTATGCAGTTTTCGGAACCCATCGTCTGTTTTTTTCAACTATAACCAAACCATTATCTCAACCTTTGAACACAGTTTTCTGTTTCCTTTGCTTTTTCGTTATCCATATTTAGGATAACAAAAACAATGAACAACGAAACAGAAAGGAATATAGATTATGATTTTATTTAGCAGAAAGAGAAATCAGGAAAAGCAAAATATATTACGTGCACCTAAGAAACCAAATTATGAGTTTAAAACCTATCAGTTACCGAGTGGATATTGCGGTCCAACGAAAAGGCTCGGAAAAGATGTATTAATTCCATTGAGCCCTGAAACAAATACGAATGTCTTAGTACTCGGAGCAGCGGGCTCCGGGAAGAAATACAGTTATATCGAGCCCAATATTATGACCGCAGATCATCATAGTAACTGTATCGTCTATATGGGAAAATCAGAAGCCGAAAATATTGTCGAACGTATGACAGAAAGAAAAACATTTGAGATCGACTTAAGCAAAAGACCAATCGATTACTTCTCTTTGATTACTGATCGTGCGGATGCGGAACGATTCGTAAACAAAATGTTTAATGCTCATAAGTTTCTTTTTGATGACGAAAAGACAGATGAATTCTTTTTGGAAGCCGAAAAGAGAGCTCTTTTAGATATCATTTTGGTACTTCTTGACCGTCCTGAAAAATGCAATCACAAGAATATTGTTGAAAAGCTATCTGGGGATACCAGCGGAGATGCTGCTTATTGGTCAGAATCAATTCGATCTCTGTCTTCGGCTGTCAGAGAATCTGTGATTATGAGTTTGATGGTCAGACTTAACGAATTATTACCAGGAGACACAATCGATCTCTCAAGTCTTGTTCATGACTTTATGCATAAAACAAATACTGTTTTGTTTGTGGAAACGGACTGGTTTGAAAAAAGTGTTTACGAATCAATCTTTTTAGATGAACTCGTGTACCGGTATACAATGATGTATGACGAAAAAGCCCCGATGACAAGAGTGATTATGGATGAAGCAAGTCTTTGTTTTTATGATGCCAGATTGTTTTGTGTTGAAGCACGTCGATTCAAATTGAGTGTTGATTTTATTTATCAGTCTATCACGAATTTGAAAATGCAGCATCCCGATGACTATAATACAGTCCTTTGTAATGCAATTGCAATCGTATGTTTAGGAACCAATGATAAACCAACGATCGAATTTTTGACAGAAGCAGCCGGAATTACAACAGAAGATGCCAAATCCTCACTAAATTATATGATTGATCTACGTGTTATGCCACATGAAGATGAGCTTATTTTGTGTCCGACTTTGGATAAAGATCCAATTGTTGCAAGAAAGATCAGGTTTTAAGAAGTAGGGCTGGAATTCTCGGTTAATTGTTTTGCATGTATGCCAAAATTGAATCAGAACCATTTCGTTTCCGGTGACGAGATTTCTATATTTTGAGCCTTATCATAAGCAAACGAAAACACGTGTAAATTATGTTGGCTCTGGAAGTTAGAAATCAGAACAACCGGAAACAAAAACATGTTGCGAACAGAAAGGATCAGTTTTTATGGAAATAAAAGAATTTAGCGTACGAGAAGTGAATATAGCACTTGATAAGGAGATATTAGGTTCAAATCCATAAAATTTGTTTGATGGATCATGCATCTGTAAAGATGCGGAATCTCGAAGCTTCGTCATTTAAACATAACTCTCCAAAGCAAGCACACCACGAAGCTTTAGCTTCGTGTGTACTTGATCCATCCTGGACTCCAACAAATCTGCAAGTAATATTCAAAAAGATCGATGAAACCAGGTTTCGAGTTTGTGGGATTCGGTATCGATTTGGTGGGGATCCTGTACAGAAACTTTATGGGATTTTTGATTATGATATCAATATCAGTGGAGCTCCGATAGATCGTACCGATAACATCTTGAAACAGTATTATCCTGGTGGAATCGAGGAAGTCAAAGAGACTTTTGGCTCAGAAGCTAATTATGTGATCGCCGATTCATGGATTCCATATATAGTTCCTCTTGATCCATACGAGATCGAAGAAGAATATACATCTGAAGACGAAGCGTTGAGAGCGATGCAGGAATATATCAAAAGTGAATTGAATGGAGAGCAACCAGAATTTGAGAAACACAGGCAGTGTCCATCCAGCATGATTAGATCGATTACAAATTGTGGTGTAGCGAAAAGTTAGAAATAAGTTTTTGTTTTCCGACACATATTTAGGGTAACAAATTGAGAAGGGGAATAATTATCATGATTAAGATACCAGAAATAACATCAGCCGAATTATTAAATCGATTGGAGACAGCTTTGTATTCGAACGAAGAATTAGAACATAGTCAGCACTTCCAGGACGTGAAAAATATGGAAGTGAATCCAGACGACATCGATTCTGATTTACAGGGACCAAATCCGGCACAGATGCAGACTTCTACACAAAGTTTTGTTGTATGGACGGACGATTTGCAATGTTTGATAACGGGCGACCTGGAATGCGCTGACGAAGATCTCGATCGCTAATGATCATTGAACAATACCTGCGGATACTCATAATGGGTGCCCACAGGTATTATTTTTGTTTTGCAGATATCTTTCCCGGCACATATTTATAGTATCCAAAACAAAACACAGAAAAGGAGAAATATTATGACACCAGAAGATTATTATTTAGAACAAAGAGAACAGGTTCATGATGACGTCGTTAACTTACAGGAAAAAGCTTTGCGTCTTGCGTGCAAAGAGTGCGGGTTAACAGAGGAAATCGATGAATTTGAAGTGATCTCAAGCAGCGATGAGATTGCGAAAACTGCATGGTACAAAGGTATGTATGCAAAACGAGTGAAATTCGAATGCAGCGAACTTAATCTGACGTTTTTCTATGATGCATATGGTATTGCAACATACACTTATGCAGGCTTTTCTTCGAATGCAGATACTTTAGAAAACATCACAAAAGCGTTCGCAAAGGCAGAACAGTTGCGAATCAAGATGGACGAAATCATGGAACGAATGATTGAAGAAAAGGATAAGGGTAAGGAAGAGGTAAATTGTCAGGAGAAAGAGGACAAGAAAACCGGATTTATAGGAAAGAAGTACTCAGATACTAAATTCGTATTCGGCGAAGTTCGATCTCAGCTTGATATGAAAACCTTTGAAGTCCAGTATGTAGCTTGTGCAACGGGTATCGATCTCGCAAACTATAGTTTGAATTACCTCAATAATGTCGCGATGATGTATTTCGATGACGGCATTGATGAAATTCAGAATATATACAAAGAAGATGCAAACCAGATTTTGGCAGAATGCATATTCAAAGCGTTATCGACATCAAAAATGGATTACATGAGCGGATTTTACACACTGAAAACCGAGGCAGAAAAAGATCTCGGAAAGTATGTAGATCAGCTTTTGTAAACGTATGCAACGAATGCATCTATAGTTATCTCATATGGGATTCTAGTAGGTGCATTCTTTTATTTCAGTTTACAATTCGGTAAAGGCAGCCTAAGTAAAAAAAAAACACCCACAGGATCTCCAAAAAGAATTTCCATGAGTGTTTTCTAAAATTTAGGCTGCGAGGGCTGCGAGATGTGCGTTGATCTGTCCTCTGACTTTTCCGCCAATTCCGGATTCCAGTGTATGAATAAACACTGGGGAAACGAAATCGGTATCACAGTTCATAAGAATTTCTACACGCATCTCTTTCATGTAGTTTGGTTCAGTTATTCTTCCACCTTTCTTTCCTTTGTATCTGTTCTTGAGTGATTCGCATACAGGAATGTCATCTCCAACACGACCTTCATATCTGGCAATCATGAGCCAGTTTACAAGGTTTGCAAGCTCATCATCCGTGAAATCAAAATCACGTTTCAGGTACAGAATAAAACCGTCCTGTTCTTTCTGATTGATCTTGTCTGCCTTTGTCTTCTTCCAGAATTCTCTTTCGTTCCTGTGAGAAGCTTTCCATGCAGGCTGTTCTCTTAACGGAATTTCTTCGATCTCTGGTTCGTATCCAAAAGCAACTCGCATCTGGTTGAGACGTTTCATTGACAGGGTTTCTGCCTCAGCGTCTAACAAGATCTGATTCAACTCGTTGTTTGTATGACGAGAAATAATGAACCGGTAGCTTGTTAGCTTCCGAAGTTTCACATACTGTCTCAACATGCTGAATGTTAACTTTGGATAGCGTTCTTTTGCAAGTTCGCCGATCAATCTGCAGTACAGACCTTTGATTCTGATCTTTAAGAAACGACCGTAAAAGAAATTGTTTCGGTTTGCTCTTGTATCACCAAGATAACCGGAAACGAATTTCCATGTTAGTTCATTCCAAAGATCGGAAACCATCGGACTGATCATGTCGTAGATCTCATCGTACGAATACTGCTGATACAAGTACATCAATTCGTCAACTCCGTATTTGCCATACATACGATTTACGATGTACTTCAGATTTGACTTTGTCTGGCTGTATTCGTTTAACCGGTTATGACATTTCATTTCCAGGATTTCGTTTCCTGTGCTTCTTGCTGCAACAAAAAGAGCTGAAATCTGAATCATATCGAGTTCGGTCAGGTCGGAAACAGTACGGCTAATCTCTACTGCCTCCTCAAAAGTGGTGTTTGAATTAAATAACTTAATCATGGTTTTGGTTCCTCCTTAAAAATAATGTTTTTGTGATTGTTCTTGTAAACAATAAAAAGGAGGCGCACCAGTAACCTGATTTGTCTCCTTTTATGATTGTTTATTTGTATACGATAAATATGGGATGAATGAGAGTGTCCTATTTTGCATGTTTGCCTTTATGAGCATATTCGAAAAATAACCGATTATATTAATTTGTTTGCAGTGACTGAACACATATTTAAGATATCAAAATATCAATAAACACACGCAAGGAGGAAACGATTATGGCAAAAACTAGAGAAATTCAGTGTATTCATTACATTTGTGAGGGAAACTGTGATTTAGGAAAAGAGGGAACGTTCCGCCATCAGTGCCAGACCTGCAAAACTTATAAGAAGAAACCAGGTGGAAAACCGGCACGTACTGATAACAGACGTCAGAAACTGGATCGGATCCAGAGAAAGGAACGGTACTAGGCTATGGAAGGCGACTGAAAACAGAACAAATACAAACGAAAGAGGGTGGCTGTTATGGCTGCCTTCTTTTTGTTTGCAAGATACTTATACATATTTAAGAATTAGGACGAGAATTCTCGGTTATTCTGTGTGAACGAAAGACGAGTTTTTCAGATTATGAGCCTTATTAATATAAGATCTGCTCTAAAACTTTTGCAGTAAAAAGTAATACAGTTCAATTAAAGAGAGGGAAATTGTTATGGAAACAAAAAGAAAATTAACATTGAGAACACGAGAACATCTCAGTAAAAAGAGACATCCAGAAATGCTGGTGTTGGAAAACAAGAAACGATTATTGACAGAAGAAGAGTACAAAACACTTGGAATTAAGTACAAATAGAAAGGACCATCAATTTATGAGCACAGTACCAGCAATCAAAAATACAGAAAACTATGCGTTACGTATGGAAGGATCAATGGCAGAAAAGTTGTTTTTCTTAAATCAGATCCCGGCAGGAACAGTCAATACAATTGTTGACTTTGGATGTGCAGACGGATGTCTGTTTCAAACCATGCGTCAACTAGGAATTGACTGGCAGCAAGTCGGGATTGATAATGAGGTGGCGTTTAAAGAGTTATTCACACTTCGCAATCCAAACGCCACCTGGATCAGATCACAATACCCGGCATTAGACAATGTAGCGGATCCGAAGCATTGTATACTAAATTTAAGCAGCGTCATTCATGAAGTATACAGTTATATGGATCCAAAACAGGTGGAATTATTCTGGAAAGCAGTATTTGAATCTGGATTTCAGTATATTGTTGTTCGGGATATGATTACAGTTGATGGAAAAAACACAGCTGCAAATATCTTTGATCTTGTAAAACTCAACAATAACGAAACTTATAGAGCACAAAAAGATGATTACGAACGCGTATACGGTAAGATCGCAACCAGTTATCATCTTTATCATTTCCTGCTGAAGTACCGGTATGTTGAGAACTGGGACCGAGAATTACACGAAAACTATCTGCCATTAACACTTGATGGTCTTATGGATATTATCTCGAACGAAAATTATGAGATTGTTTTCAAGAATCTGTATACGAATCAGTTTATCAGCAACCAGGTGGAAAACGATTTTGGTATCCAGATGCAGAACCCAACTCATGTTCAGCTTATTTTGAAACGGAAAAGTGAGGAATTATAGTTATGGCAAAGAATGTAGGAAAAGTATTCGAAGACGATTTTAAAGCATCCGTTCCAGAAGGTGTGTATTTTTGCAGACTACATGACGCTGCTCTTGGATTTGATGTGAATCACAGTACACAACGATTTTCGCTTAAAAGCCCTTATGATATAATCCTTTGCGAAAACGGTCAGATGTATGCACTCGAATTAAAAAGTCATAAAGAAAAAACACTTGGGTTCGGTACAAAGGATGCTCCAATCAAACGAAGACAGATTGAAAACTTGGTAAAAGCAGCTAATGCTGGTGCGATTGCTGGAATCGTGATCAATTTCAGAGACTTTGAGGAAACGTATTATATTGATGCTAAAACATTCTTGGAATTTATGGATACCTGTGGCAAAAAGAGTGTAAATCTTAATGATTCCAGAAAGATGGGCATCCGAATCCAGGAAACCAAAAAGAAAACACATTCAAAATACGATATCAGGACAATACTAGACTTGAGATTGGAAAAGAGGGCGTAA